CTAACATTCTATTGCTAACATCTCCGCCGATGCATCTTCAAATCCCATATGAGTATAAGTGTTCAAGGTCACCCCGATTTCACTATGTCCCATAATATATTGCAGGGTTTTCGGATTCATTCCTGCCTTTGCCATGTTACTGCAAAAGGTATGTCTGCATACATGAGGTGTTATCTTTGGCAACTGGACTTTATAAAGGCTATTATACTTTTCCCAGATATGTTTAAAGTACTTTTCCCAGTGGAGTGCCACCATCGGCATATGGTTCTTATCCAAGAATAGGAAACCACATTTGCCATCGATCATCGGTTCCACTTTTGGCTTCTTTCGATTTGAAATGATACGCCAAAAACACCCGCTTACTTCTTGAGACATTGGAATATAACGAATACCGGATGAAGTCTTAGGTTCTTCCATGATATATTCCATATCTCTCTTGCGCTGAAGCTGATGATTAACAGAAATTCTTTTCTGTTCAAAATCGATATCTCCTATGGTCAATCCACAAAATTCCGAAATTCTTAGTCCTGTCTTAAATAAAATAAAAATACCATCATAATACCTTGAAAAATGCTTATCATTTTTTACAAAATCCAGAAATGCTTTTTCCTGCTGCTTTGTAATCGCTTCTCGTGTCACACTGTCATTGATGACCACTGTGTGCAATTGAAAATCAAAAGGATTCTTTCGAATCAAATCATCATCCACTGCCATCTGAAAAGCTGGTCTGATAATTCCTCTAATCGCATGAATCGTAGAATATCCTCGTCCATCCTTTTGTAGCTTAATCACCCATGCCTTCGCATCGGATAGTCTGATTTTATCAATCCGCTTTGTTCCAAACACTTCTTTGTCGATAATATTGATTACAAATTTGTAATTTGCTTTGGTATTATGGCGAACTCCCTGCTTTTGAGCAACATATCTTTTTACCAGTTCAAGTACGGTCATATTTCCACCATCCACTGCTACCTTATCAGCGCAGTCCCTGCGAATCTGCTTTTGTTGATCTCTTAGCGAAATACAATCACGCTTTCCCTTTGGTAATGTGTCAGATGCTGTTAGTTTCCAACTGTATACTGTCTTTCTATTTCCAAAAGCATCCATATATTTATATTCATATTGTCCATCTTTTCTTTGGCTCTCACCATTCCATAATTTGCGACCTTTACTGTCACGTCTTACTTCATCTGGCATATCAAAAACTCCTTTCTCTATAGAAGAGAGCCAAGCTATGATATATCAAATATACCATAAACATGGCTCTTTATCTATCTGATTCTTATTGTTTAAATCGGATTTTCCCAATCCGCTCTGGTGCAATTATTGAGTCAAATTGCTGTTAGATTCTCATCCACATACTGTTCAAACAGCTTTCTTTTTATCTGTGGTCTGGTACCATTCCACAAAATAAAATCTGCGTCTGGATGTTCATCTATTATCTTTCTAAGCTTCTTATATCCGATATGAAAATATTCGGATGCCTCCTGCACCGAAAGAATATACTTTCTCCATATGGGGATTTCTGTTTTTATTTCATTTGTATTTATTGCTATCTCTTCTATAAAGTATCACCTCACTGATTTCTTATTGAACCGGTTTATATCATAAATATTAACTGCTTTTCCATTTTTCCGATAGAAACCAGGCTGGTGTATTTTAGTTTTTTCAAACCAGATTTTGGTGCTTTTATTAAGTCTGATTTTTGTTCACACAATAATCGTGGCAAATCGATTCCACCTCTTTTAATCTAAAAAAAGCACGGTTCTTCTGTTTTTCACTTGATCAAAAAGTGTCAGAAACCATGCTTTTAAAATAATTCAAATATGAAATTTACAAATTAAATTCTTTCTTATTTGTGCTTCGCTGATGTGTCAGTTCTTTACGTAGTGAACATTTTTTAAGGGATAGTGCACAGCAAGTTACGCAACAGCGACGTCGCCGTCCTATCGCAACTTGTCAGGGGCTAAAATCCCCTGAAACCCCTTATATATTTCATATGGCTACACTTTCTGTAGCCACTGTTACAAGATGGCTGTACTTTCTATAGCCAACTATGTAAAATGGCAGTACTTTTTGTAGCCAATATTTTCACTGATAAGATGAATTATTCAAGGATTTATGTTGTTGGCTACACTATTTATAGCCAAAATACGTAATTGGCTGTACTAATTGAAGCCAGTGGCTGTAAAAAGTGCAGCCATATTTCAAAAAACTAATTTAAAATGTACCCCATAGACTGGACAGTGGTTTTCATACCAAATCCAAACTTCGGACACATTTTTTTACGAGAATCCAAAACATCGGACACTCTATTTTGACAAGTTTATTACTGTCATTTATCAGAATCCCGTACTGTGGACACACACTTTTACGAGTATCCACTACTTAGTACTTGATTTTTTTACGAGCATCCCGACCACAGGACACCCTTATTCTTGTTCCGATGTAGTATAAGCCATGATATAATCTAATTAGAAAGGAGTCTCTATGGCTTATACTACGTTTACGAAAGAACAAGTTGACTTATTGCAACGAAATCCTTATACATTGAGCGCTAGCAACACACAGCTCAGGTTTACTCTTGCTTTTAAAGAAAAATTTATGAGTCTCTTACTTGCTGGAAAATCACTTCGGGGCATATTTTCAGAACTTGGATATGATCCCGATATGCTTGGTCATGACAGGATGTGTAACATTTCTGGTCGTATCCAAAGAGAAGCAAAATCAGCTGCTGGTCTGCATGAAGGTAATAAGAAACGTTTTAAACAACCTTCTGACGATACCTATGAAAACATGCCTCCTGACCAGGCAATGGCTCGCATGCAGCATGAGATGCTCTACATGCGCCAGGAACTTGAGTTTATAAAAAAAATTTTAAAAGCGGACAAATCAGATTAGCGGAGGCAATGATTATGGATGCACCAAATGTTAAATTTCAACTTATCTATGACATCATTTCTGATGATAAAAACATTTTAAGTGTTTCTGATTTGTGTGATATTGCAAATGTTTCCCGTTCCGGATACTATCACTGGGTAAATACGGCAAGCCTTCGCAATGCTCGTGAAGCAGCTGACAGAGCTGATTTTGAACTTATTCTCGATGCCTATAATTATCGTAGCTACAAGAAAGGGGCTCGTGGTATTCAGATGCGATTATTACATCTGGAGCCACCGATTCAGATGAATGTTAAGAAGATCCGCCGCCTGATGAAGAAATATAATCTCTTTTGCCCTATACGAAAGGCTAACCCATATCGAAGAATGGCTAAAGCACTTCGCACAAATAATGTTGCTGACAATCTCCTACAACGTGAATTTACAGAGCACGGTCCAAGATTCGTTCTACTCACGGACATTACATATATTCCATTTGATGGGCATTTCTTTTACCTTTCAACCATTATGGATGCATATACCAAACAGCTTCTATCCTATGTTCTAAGTGAATCACTTGAACTAGATTTTGTCCTTGAAACAGTCAATCTACTAATGAATACTCGTAAGTGCTTCAAAAGATAGCGTCGTGTAATCTCCATGCAGATCCTGTAAAATTAACCTAAGATGTCTTTAGGAGGTTATACAATGGATCAAAGCCATTCAACTCATCCGGCAGGTACAACAGTTATAATGGATCTGTTTGTAAAAGATGCAAGACACATCTACCTGGCATGTGGGGCAACAGACTTCCACAAACCGTTGTTGATTGTCAAGTAAAATTGGCCCACTTTTTCGTTGAAATCGGTAAAGGAGCAATTAAAACCGAAAGCTTTTTGACGTTATGACAAAAGGTTCCGGAGATGCCAGAACGCAGCCTTTGTATTTCCTGATTACAACAGCAGGGACAGATACCAATTCTATTTGTTTTAAGACACATCAGAAAGCGTTGGATCTCCTAGAGGGACGAAAGGTTGATCCCACGCCGGCAATTGAGTCTGAATCAATGGGTCAAACAGGCAGTTCGTTGGATGCCTATGTAGAAGTGGGATGCCTGTTCTTTTCCGAGGCAGTGCCTATCATTTTTTGTTTGATAGCAGTGAATTCGTCTATGATAAAAAGGGGATATTTGTTTTATCAATTTATTGAAAAAGATCCGTCATCCGGAAATACTGTTACAGAAAGAACTGCCATGCAGACTACTGCGGTATATGCCTACGTGCGTGTACTTGCTGAGGCAATTGCAGAGCTACCGCTAAATGACTTTCAATACACAGAAAATGGGGGAAACACAAGCAGCCGGAGCATCCGCTATACTTCCTTCTGCTTTTGAGATTGGCAAAGACGACCTGTACAAATAGACTGATGAAGTACTAAAACCTACTACAGACCTTGCTTTTGCCGGAGATGGAAATTTCCTCTGTGGTGAATGGTGTGGATTCTGTAAGGCCAAACACGAATGTCGTGCTAGAGCTGAAGCCAACCTTATGATTGCTCAGTATGACTTTAAATGTTAATGATCTCCTGAGCTGTCACCAAGCTGCTCATGCTACATGACTTCCATCAGCTCAAGATGCTGTCATTGTGTTGCCTGGATTTTCGTCAGGTCTCCCCGCCGGTCATCCCATAGTTCAATTTGTCTTCCAATGGTAGCCAAAGCATTCACGATGCTGATAACATCGGGATTTGAAAGCTCTGGATACTCCGTTTTTAGACGTCCTGTATTCCAGAATTGATCCGATAAGAAAGATAATTCTGTTCCGATGCCCCAGTTGGGAATGCAGAGATAATTACCGTAAGCATGTTTACCTACAAGCAGATGAAAGCTGCTTCCTCTTGCATTGACAGATGAATTCCATTTTATATATCACCTCCCAGCATTTCATGTTCGATGGTATAACGGACCAGATGCGGAAGAACACAGTTGATGTCAATACGCTGTCTTACAGCGGCATATCGCTGTAAGCGAAGTTTATCCCACAATTCCGTTTGCCCTACAAGCACCAATGACATAGGACTCATGGAATCGAATTTATAATTAAGTTTATCAGTAATTACATATAATTTTAACTTTGAAATGGATTCCCGTGACCGCGCAGCCGTTCTTCTGACTGGACTCCCAAAGCTTAATTCTACCCTGGGACTCGGGATACACGAACCACTTAAACAGCGTATTGTAATGAATTATAACCTTGAAGGCATTACGAAAGATGAAGGACGTTACTATATTCAGGAAAAGTTCAAAGGTGCAGGCTGTTTTTGAGGATGCCGCTATTGAGGCAATCCTAAATGCCGCTGATGGCACGCCAAGACTGATAAACAAGTATTGCAATGCAAGTATGCTCATTGGGGACAGCAATAAGGCGGATCTTATTACAACAGAGAGCGTAATGAAGGCAGTGAACGACTGTGAACTCGGATAGGAGGAGCCGATATGAGCCTGTTTTATAAATGTCATGGTACTAAACATATGAATCCGGCCATCTGGAAAGGGGAGATCACCAAACAACATGGTACCTGAGAGCTTCCGCACGGATGTACTGAAGGAGACGCTGGATGCCAACAAGGTGTTGGTAGAAAACGCCAACGTGGAGACTGCCAACTTTGCATTGCTCTTCGAGTTCGACGGTGATGTCCGAAAAATCCGTCATGTCCTGTATAACTGCGCGGCAAGCCGTCCGAGCATCGAATCTCAGACGAATGAGGATGAAATCGAAGTGCAGACCGCGACTCTTGCCTTGACTGCTACGCCTCTTGCCAATGGCTATGTCAAAGCAAAGACCAGCGACGTGACTACGGATGCCGTATATCAGGGCTGGTATAGTGCTGTGTATATGCCGACTGCGGAGGAAGCACAGCCTTCTGAGCCTGCAACACAAGCCGTTACCGCTGCTACGAAAGCAACTACGGCGATCAAGGCCACTGCTGTGAAGGAGGGTTAAGCCATGAGCATGAAACAGAATATTGAGATTGACGGTAAGCAGGTATCTTTCAAGGCCTCTGCTGCCATTCCCCGTATTTATAGAATGCGGTTCCATCGTGACATTTACAAAGACCTTCGTTCCTTGGAGAAATCCGTCGGCGACGGCAGTGAGGGGATTCCAATCTGGATATGTTCTCCCTTGAGATGTTCGAGAACATCGCCTATATCATGGCGAAACACGCTGACCCTTCTATCCTTGATTCACCGGAGGATTGGCTGGATGACTTCAACACCTTCTTAATCTATCAGGTGTTACCGCAGCTCATCCAGTTGTGGGGCCTGAACACCCAGACGGATGTCCAGTCTAAAAAAAACTTCGCTCAACTGAGCGAGAAATGACAACTCCCTTGTTCCTGCTCCGCTGCGTACAGTTTGGTCTGTCCATCCGTGACTTGGATTTACTCACGATTGGCATGGTCAACGATATGTACTCAGAGAGCCGGAACGACGATTATAAGTACAGAGAAGTTGCAACACAAAAGAATTTCGATAATTTCTGATGAACGGAAAATAAATTTTGTTATTTTTGTATTGCTATTGTGCTGACAACAGCGTATAATATAAATGTAAGAAAAACTGAAAGGAGCGATGCACTATGGCAGCAAAATCAGCGAATTTATACGCACGAATCGAACCCGACGTAAAGGAGCAGGCAGAAGGTATCCTTTCTGCACTTGGCATTCCTGCCTCCAACGCTATCAATATGTTCTACAAGCAAATCATTCTTCAGAGAGGACTTCCTTTTGAAGTGAAGATGCCGTCTGCGTGTCCTGTGGATATGAGCACCTTATCTGAAGCTGAAATGAATGCAGAATTGGAGAAAGGATATGCGGACATGAAGGCTGATCGCACCAAACCAGCAAAAACAGTATTTGCAAACATCCGCAAGGACTATAACTTATGATTTTTGAAATAGAAATTTCAGCACAAGCGGATGTTGACCTTCGTGGCATTTATGAATATATCGCCTACAAATTGCAATCTCCCGAAAACGCCAGTGGTCAGCTTGACCGTCTGGAAGAAAATATTATGAAGCTCGACCAAATGCCTGAACGTTTCCGTCAATACGAAAAGGAACCTTGGCACAGTCGCGGCCTTCGTATCATGCCGGTAGACAACTAATGCGTCCTATACATTCCGGATGCAGAAAAAGCTGTCGTTACAATTATTCGTGTTATGTATGGTGGGCGTGACATTGAAGCACAGCTTCAAAAGTACACAAAAATGTAATTGAATCAATCCAGAAGCATCTGTCAGAAATGGCAGGTGCTTTTCTTATGCTCGGAGAAATCCGGGCTATTTTTATGCCCACGGGAAGGAGGTGCTATCGTGGCAAACAGAATCAAAGGTATTACTGTTGAGATTGGCGGCGATACCACCAAATTACAAACAGCCTTAAAAGGTGTCAACTCCGAGGTCAAGAATTCGCAGGCCCAGCTCAAGGATGTGGAAAAACTGCTGAAGCTCGACCCCGGTAACACTGAACTGCTGGACCAAAAGCACAAGTTGCTCGGTGATGCTGTTGCCGAAACCAAAACCAAGCTGGAAACGCTGAAAACAGCAGCCAGTCTTTGCACCACCATTTATATCAGCAGTCATAAGTTAGCTTTACACCTCTTTTCTACACCATCTATTTTTCCATATACTCATTGGAATCTTTAGGTGCCTCGTCTCTATCCACATCCGTATACTCACGAATAGCCGAACACACTGTAATTTTGTAGCTTTCAAGCAGTTGTTCTTTTCCTTCCTTTTGGCACATACGATGCTCCATCACATTTCTCCAGCGTTCTACTGCCGCTTCGTCCGTCCAGACATTCATGGACAACAATTTTCCTTCCTCGTTCAGACTTGTAAACCTTTCTGCACGAATAAATCCTTCAAACCCGGACAACATAGGCTTTAACATTGCGGCATTGTCCAGGTATTTTTGCATTCCCGCCTTTGTGGGTTTTACTTCAAACAATACAATCACTTTACTCATGTCGAAAATCTCCTGTTCTCTTTTTGGTTTTACTTTCTCTCCGGTATTCAGACGGCGTGATCTTTTCTTCTTTTTTGAAAAAGCTATAGAACGCTGATAAGCTGCCAAATCCAACCGAGTAGGCAATATCAATCACTTTTTTATCGGTGTCCTTCAAAAGCCGTTTTGCTTCTGCTAATCGGAGATGGTCGGCATAGGCTTTTGGTGTCATTCCGTATTCATCCTTAAAAATATCAGCAAGCCGCCGTCCCGTGATGCCGACCTCATTCAATTTTTGGCACAAATCAGCCTGCTCACGGTAAACTTTTTCAATTTTGCATTTTACATCCTCGGCGATCTGCTTCATAGGCTGATAGTCGATTAAGTCACTTCTACAGCGTTTGCAGGGACGAAATCCGGCTTTTCTTGCCTGTTCTGATGTTTCAAAGAAACAGATATTTTCCTTTTTGGGTGGTTTTGACTTACAGGAAGGACGGCAGTATATTCCTGTCGTTTTTACAGCGTAAAAGAAAACGCCGTCATATCCCGCATCATTGTTCAAAACTGCCTGCCACATTTCCTGTTCCGTCATAATTTTTTCCTCGCTGGTGCAGGATCAGTAAGTTCAGGAATTGCACTTCCTGCGATTGCCCATAGATAAAGGCTGGCAACTGTACCATAAGGGGAATATCTTTTTCGGTATCGTTCAAACTTTGCCTTATCTATTTCTTTATGACGATACAGCATACGCATTCCCCGTATAATAGCCAAATCTCCATAGCTGACCGCATCGGGACGCTGCATACAGAATGTCATGATCATTTCCGCAGTCCAAACGCCAATCCCTTTTAGAGAAGACAATTCCTGAATTACCTGTTCATCTGTCATATGATCCAGAGCCGATATATCAAAGGAGCCCTCCCTGACCTTTTCGGTGAAATCCAAAATGTAGTCCGCCTTTTTGTATGTTATACCTATGGACTGCAATTCATCACGATTCAGCGACGAGATACTATCAGCGCTTACATCGCCAACTTTATCAGATAATTTATTCCATATGGTTGCCTGCGCTGCAGTTGAGATTTGCTGCCCAATGATATGATGGACAACTGATGAGAATAAATCGACATCAATTTTACGATCGATATGTCCAATTCGGTCAATGACCGCTGCTAATTTTTTATCCTTAGATTTCAAATAATCTACTTCTTTTTCTCCATAATTAAAGTACAAATGCTTCACCTCCACAACGAAAGAATAGCACTTTGGGGCAATAATTTCTTTTCGTTTTTGGAAATCTAATTCTATATATTGATTTCATTAACTTCCGATTAGATACTCTAATCAATCTTTATATTTTTTATCTGTTTTGTTTCAATTCCAAGCGAGCAGGTATCCCAATTTATTGGATAACTTATTTGGGCTGTTTCCCTTTTCGTTCCAACAGCTTAATGCTTTCCAAATAATCTTTTTCTACACTGCTGAGTGTTTTAGCTTTATACTTTTTATACTCGGTTTGAGCCTTTTCCATCGCCTGCAAATGACTGACCGTGCCATTTCCAGTGAGAAGATTTTCTCCTGTGGAAGTCAAAATCCCGTCCAGATGCTTTGCCCAATCCTCCATTGTCATAGGTATTTCCCGCTCCGCCTGTCTTTCCGCTAAATCAAGATATCCAGATACCACCTGTCCCATAGCCCGAAGTTCTTTTTCATTCAGATAATTCTTTGCAATTTTCGCTTCCTTCAGAGTCGGTTGTTCTCCCGAAAATGACATCAATCCCATAAAGTCTTTTTCGGCATCCGCACGATGGTAAATCACCTCTGCCGCCGTTTCCCTGGAAACAGCATAATGGATTTTATTCTGTACTCTTTTGAAAAACTGAATAGAAACCTCCGCTTTGGGATCATAGTCTATGCTTGTTGCATAGATTTCCAGAACCTGACGATAAAATACCTTTTCTGATGCCCGGATATCACGAATCCGTTCTAGCAGTTCTTTGAAGTATCCACCTCCGCCCAGTTCCTTTAGGCGGTTATCATCCATCGCAAAACCTTTTTTGATGTATTCCTTTAAAATACTTGTTGCCCATATACGAAACTGCACGCCACGCTGTGATTTTACACGATAACCCACGGAGATGATAACATCGAGATTGTAATATTCAATCACTCTTTCAACTTGCCTATTTCCCTCACTCTGAACCGTTGCAAATTTTGCAACAGTTGATGCTCTTACCAATTCACCCTCATCAAAAATATTTTTTATGTGCCTTGATATGGTAGATTTGTTCCTTTGAAACAAGTCTGACATCTGTTCCAAAGACAGCCACACTGTCTCATCCTGCATATTAACATCTATTTTAGTCAAACCATCTTCGGTCTGATAAATCAGCATTTCTCCATGATTGTCCACTATAGTACTCCTCCCGTTATTCATTATTGATGGTTCGTCCAGTTCAATTGTGTCACCAGTGATGACACTTTTTCATCGTCCTTGTAAAGCTCATAAAACTGCTTCATTCTGTAAAGTCCACGGCGGTAAGGTATCAAATCACCCATAATATAGTTCCTTTCCAAATAACCGATTTTAAATTTCAATCTCTCTTTACATAGGTTAGTTCAATATCATACCCAAGGGCTTCCAGCATCTGCACAAAGGTCTTGTTCACTACACCGTCCTGCTTTTTAATGATGCGGTTGACATACGGGCTTGTTGTTTTAATCTTCTCCGCAAGCTGTGCCTGTGTCATGCCGCTCTCTATACATTTTACCTTTACGTCCACTTCTATATTATTTTTTATCATACAATTCTCCTCTGTCTGCACTGTTTTTAACAAATTACACTTATCAGATAATTTATTATACCGCATTTCTATATTCTTTTCAATGCATTCCAAAAAATAAGCACCCCGCTTTCCTGCAGAATGCCTATTATTGTAATTCTATTTGTTATCCTTTAATCTCAATCTGAATCCCTGACTTGAACAGGAAGTTCAAATGGTCATCATACACCGTTATTTTCTCAATCAGCTTTCGCACCAGCTGTTCATCATAGGCAGTGACCCGTTTCGGCTGTGACTTAAGATATTCAATCATCTCCTGAATCCGTTCTTTTCCTGCCTTGTAATTTACATTAGCCGCCATCGCTTCTTCCTGCTCCTTCTGCAGGGCATAAATCTTATCCACCACCTTGGAATAATCCTCTGATGCCGCCATCATTTTCACAAGGAGCGTCTGCTGTTTTTCAATCTGCTGTTTGATGCGCTCCAGTTCCTCAATGTGAGCATTGCCAACCACCTCGGAGATATTCGTTTCCAAAACCTTGATGGCTCTCTGTTTACCGCCCAGCACCTTATTGATTGCTTCCAGAACTAAATTCTGAAGCTGTATCTCTGACAGCGTCCTTGCCGGACACTCAACTCCCGGAGCATTCAGCCTTGTAACGCATCTCCAGACAATCTGCTTTTTGCCGTGATTATTCCAATGGGTTCTGCGGTACATATCGCCGCAATACCCGCAAAAGACAATGCTGGACAAAGCATATTTGCTGCTGTAAACACGTCTTTTCCCATCCACGCCCTGCCGTATATTTGCCCTGCGCTTCATCTCTTCCTGCACTCTTGCAAAAAGTTCCCTTGGAATAATCGCCTCGTGGTCGTTGTTCACATAATATTGAGGAACGGTTCCGTCATTGGCAACTCTCTTTTTGGTAAGGCAGTCCACCGTATAGGTTTTCTGAAGAAGGGCATCGCCCATATACTTTTCATTGGTCAGAATCTTCTTTAAGGTACTTGCGTGCCATCTCGGATTGCTGTAAATCATTGTTTTATCCTGTGCCTTTTGTTATCATAGTCTGGTCACTATAAATAAAAAGCAGGAACCTCCCCGACCAAAGTTTGGTTTCCTGCCTTTGCAATACAGTCATGGATAAATCCATAACTCCCTACTCCACTATGATAACCCTTAAAGTTGAAGAATACAATCCTATAACTCCAGATTTTTATAATGATATTATTTCTAAACTTCAGTTTCACCGTCTGACTTGTCCTTGCGGACAAGCTGGCTGCCTTTCTGTCCATGGCTATTATGATCGTTATATAAAGGTCTCTGAAGACAAGCTCCATTTTCGAATCTGCCGCGTGATCTGTAAATCCTGCGGGCACACTCATGCACTTATTTTATCATCGTTTGTTCCATACTCGCAGCACTCCTTAAAAGCTCAGGTTGACATCATATCTGCCTATATAGGCCAGGAGCCGCCGACTTCCGTCATGGAAGCCAACAGTTCCGTTACAGAAAGCAACTGCCGGTATATCATCCATCCGTATCTTCGTCATTGGAAGCAAAAGCTGCTTTCAGAAAAGATAACCCTTTCCCCTCTGTACTTATTAATTTCGCAGTGTCTTAAAAGCTATAAAAGGCAGTTCATGCAGATTAGAAGAACCTCTGACATTCTTTTTGCAGATACCACATAGCCTGACACGACATCCATTTCAGTTCTCCTTATACTTAAGGAAAAACTAAGGAGGACCCGGTTATGGATCAAGAAAAAAAGCAAAGCATTGCCCTGATGCGCTACTCAACCATCGCACCGCTCATCACAGGCCTTCAGGATGATTATGATTCCCTTGAGGCTTTCTTTCGTGCAGCTTCTCTTAAGGGGGCAGCTGCTCCAGATGGCACAATCAAACATTACGCCCAAGGCACCATTGAAAAATGGTACCGTGGATATTTAAAGGATGGTTTTGATTCTCTGTTGCCCAGGGGAAGCGCAGACCTTGGCAAACCAAGAAAGTTAGATGACGAACTGCAGGAGCAGATACGTTATCTGAAAAGCAACTACCCAAGAATGTCCGCCGCAGGCATTTTCAGACAGCTGCAAGATAACGGCAGCATTAAACATGGACGACTGTGAACCCGGATAGGAGGAGCCGATATGAGCCTGTTTTATAAATGTCATGGTACTAAACATATGAATCCGGCCATCTGGAAAGGGGAGATCACCTTTTTGGATTGTTCTAAATTCATTGAAATTAACATCAGTGCCCGGGGAAGTACATTTCATGCAATTATTGGTGCACACAGCTATAACAATTTTATCTGCGTTCCTAATTGGGGTATAGGGACGGAACTTGCCGGTCTGTCCGATCGTTTCTGGAACCTTGAGCGGCTGACAACGGTTTATCCGGACATATCTCAAGTGGATACTATAAGTATCGTAGATGCATTGGTCGAACTATCCAAGCATGATTATAAATAAACCAAAGGGTGGGGGGGGGCTCACCCTCTTTTAATCCGCATAAATATTTTCGAAAGGAAAACAAAGTGATGAAACAGCTTCCTGTAGCCTGCATTGCTTCATTTGTTCTATGCAATTCACACCACATTTAATCTGAAAAAAGCAGCATCTTTTAATTTAAAAAACAACAAACCTTGTAGACGAGGCTGACCTCATGGCACTCATTGAAGATGATAGTGCCACCCCTGTGCCGGAGATTTGCTCCTGCACCGATAAATGTACTGCCGGAGCAGTCAACACCTCCTGCCCCGTATGCAAAAACGATCTGACAAAATGCTCTGGTAAGACCTCAGAGGAACCCGAGCCAGAAAAACCCGAAAAGAAAAATAACTCTATGGGTATGCTTGCCCTGCTTTTGATTGTAGGTGTTTTAGGCGGCGGTACATTCTTAGAGAAGTGGAACTCAATAAAACTCGTCTTGAAAATGAAATTGACAGTCTGCCGGAAGATACCCGTTTTAGAGAACGCAAGCTCCACGATATGACCCTCCGTCTTGATGGACTGTACGACACCATTGTAGAGCTGGAAGAAAAGATTGAAGATGTAAAACTGCGCCGCAAAGCCGTGGAGCAAGATGCTATCACACTGGAAAACATCTACACCCTACTGGAAAACTTTGATAAGGTATATGATAAAATCAGCCAGGAAGAGAAAAATCTCTGATTTCTTCGTTAATCAAAGAAATAGAGATTTTCCCATGTGACGAGGTTGAATTGCCTTTGAAGTCTATTTTATTCAATTTTCCTGTTTATAAGGACGGTGGAGATGTTTGTGGGTTTTTGTGGGATAAAAGTACGCACGTCTCCACATGGCTCGATACCTCGATTATGATGTCAGGTTATCGGGGTAGTCGCTGCCTGTTGGCGGAAACATATCAAGACGATTTTTCGTTTGCGGGAACATATCTATCGGCACGCTTGTACCTATATTATATGCAGCAGGAAATATAGGCTTTTTCCGCAATCGTCTCAACTTGCCGTTTTCACCGTCTCAACTTACCGCAACTGTTGCAAAATTTGCAACAGCTCACACCAACTCATTCGAATTTTCCATGTGTTGCTCACCGTAACGAAGTCATCATACATATCCATCAAGATGTAGCCTCTATATCAAGCCAAGTCAATCAAGACCACGTTTTTGATACAAGGATTTCTGTAGTAAAAAGGCCGAAAAAGCCCAGCAAATAAGGCATTTTCAGCGGTTCTTCGATAATTCCGGCTCGTCCTGCTCCTATAAAAAGGTGCTTTGGGACGGGCCATTGCTGCTGTTGCTGTCATATTTTCCGGGCCTCCTTTCGGTCAAAATAGGTAAAATTAAAAAGTGGGGCAAAATTGAAAAGTGCCATAGGTTCACCTAAGCATATCTCCCGTGATAATTTCTTTAGACACGAAATAGGAAGCTGGGAGTATGTCATCATCTGCTAACCTTAGAACAGGATTTTCATGGTCATACATATAGCGTGGATTGCTATATACATAATCACGCAAGCGTTCAATGACACATTCAATTAAATATTTCTGCTTCATTCCAGTAGAGTAAGAATCATGGTCATCAAACATAACCCTGTCTATTGGAATTTTATATTCATAGCAGTAGTATTTGCTGTGCTCCATAAAATAATAGCCTAATTCTCTGCATCCAAGGCACTCAATCAATTGTCCTATAAATTCCGGAACGCCAGATAGATTTCTGGCATAGCTATTCTTATATAGTAAGTCCTTAAAAGCAAATCCATTAAAACAATAATCTTCTCTTCCCTTAAAATATCCAAGGCGAGACTTCATATAACTCGAATTACCATTCCAGCACCTTTCCCAGTCCACTTTTTTCCCATTGTAGACAGTCTCAATATGACCATCTTCTTCATAAAACTCAACCTTATGCTCTTTTAGAACTTTACTGAACGTGTTTTCTGTGGTCAACAAATTCAAGAGATTTCGAGCAACAACATCATCTTCGGTGCCCTGAAGTCTACGAGCCAAATGGAACAATAAAATCTCATCAGGTAAGCTATCTGGGAGATGTTGATTTATAAGGTCTCTGATTCCGCTTTTCCATACATCATAATCATCACCTGCTCTGTCTCTGATTTCAGCGATAATTGTATATAGCTCATCTGTTGTAATATTCATTAAAGCACACAATGTTTCTTCCATGCTTTCTTTTGAGTGCGTATCAATGAACATTCTACCTCCTCCTAATCCAATGCTTCATAGTATTTTTTCACAAACTGAGCCATCAGAAATCTACGCTTTTCAAGGAACTCCGGATATCCCCAGATGTCCATGTCCATAAATTCTTCCGGCACACAGTTTTCGGCAAGATTACGTTTCAAGTCGTCCTCTCCAGTAATACCACCATAAGAGAGGTCGCCGCCTGCAATCTGCTGCTTCATCAATTTCATGTATTCGCAAGGAGCATCGTCCTTAATTTTAATGTTAATTTCAGACTGCGTGTACACATAGTTTGCAATCTGGTTGTAGTCTTTTCTATTATTGACGCCATTCTTCTGCAGATACTTCTTCGGGAAGATATGGTGAATGTCACCGCGCTGCTCAATCAAAGCCTTCACATCAATCTGTTCTGACAGGAAGCCTCTGGAGCCAGCCTTTACCTGCGCCATCAAGAACACAAGGAAGTATGGGCTGCTTGCCACAGAGGTATCCAGTCTGGTAACAAGAACGCTATTCCAGAAGGCGTCGGACAGCTCACCGGCTTCCGTGTTCTTGATAAACTGTACCGGGTCTTGCTCCGTAAAACGCTTGATGTCATAATCGATTGCAGACTCCGCAGAGCCTGAATAACGGCCCGTTAACATCGAGAGCACAAGCCACTTTCTTACCAGTTTCTCAATAAGACCTGCATCCATCTTCTGGTCTTTCAGAGTGAGATACAATATGTATCCAAAGTTTAGCACATTCTGTGAACGAACCAACGAGGCATCGATAATACCTGCTGACTTTACAATCATGATATATCGCTGGAAATTCGTCTGATTTACAAATGCCTCTACGCCTTGACGCAGGGTAGCAAAGGATGCTTCGGCAATCGTCTCCAAGTTCTCTCTGGTTTCAAAATCACGGCCTGACAACAAGCTGACCAAATCGGAAATTTTACCTCGCTTGAATTTATGAGTGAAGGACACTCGCAGCACATCTGTATAGGACGGCACATAAATATCTTCTGTTTCCTTTACGACCCACTTGATTTTCTGCATGGCATCGGTCTTGGAAAAATCAGTGTCATTCTCAGCTATCATTTCATAGTCAGCCGGACGCTGCATGAAGTGGCAGAAATAGTCAATCATCTTACGAATTTCATTTCCACCGTACTTGTCATCAGCAGAAATCTTGGACATTGCAAAATCTGCCTGTGATAGCACAACACCCTGAGAATTGATGCGAATGAAAATATCCGTAACCTCATCGATAGAAAGCCCTTGATTCAAATCCGTTACACCAAGGCTGATATCCAGCACTTTCTTCAACTTACTGATAACCTTGGAGATGGCACCTTCCTGTCCCGCCAGGTCATTATCTTTGCAATATTGGATAATAAACTGGAACTCCTCAAATGTAGGTTCAAAAACCTTAGAAATATCCGGTATCCACTTACAATCCTTTTCAATCGCCGGGTTCAACACCTCAAATGCCTCCGTAAGCGGATTGAACGCAATACGGATAGGTTTTCGCTTATAATTGGCATCCGTAACCAGCATACCTGCGATTGCCGCTTGTAATGCCGTCACGCGCTGTTGACCATCAATCAAAATCTTTTTACCGATGGAAATAGTGCCATCCTTCAGCCGAACATCAGGATTTTTCCATACAATAATATAGCCAATCGGGAATCCCTTGTAGAGCGAATCCAACAAGTCACGCACTTTTGAAGAATCCCACACGAAAGGTCTCTGAATTTCAGGAATTGCTATTTCTCCCGACTTAATCCAACTTATGATATTTTGTACAGACGTGCTGTAAACGTCAAACTGCGCCATGCTGTACCTCCTCTGTTATTCTACGCCGAGTGCTTTTCTGACGGCTTCCTCTGCGCTTTTATAGTAAATGAAGTCGAATGCTGTGGCAAGGTCAACCGGCACCACCTGCAAATCGGTGAAGCAAGTCGCTGGCAGCAATACTTTCTTTGCGCCTGCGTCCAAACATACCTGCAGCGTATTGGCCAGTTCTTCCACCTTCATCAATGTGCCGCTGATACTCATCTCACCAAGTACGACCATAGAGCTCTGCACCGGACGGCCCACTGCAATGGAACACAATGCCACCAATGTTGGCATTGCCAACGTGCTGGTCATACCGATGCCTTGCAAGTCCTGAAAGTTAATGATGTAATCCTTCATGGTCGTGCTGATGGAGCCACTGATACGGTTGCTGTTTGCTTTCAGGAAGTTGAACGCAGTGTTTGTGGCTTCCTTGCAATCACGGTCAGAGCCAATGCCCGTGCGCTCAAACTTACCGTTGCCCGGCAGCATCTGGCTTTCCAGACGGAATACACCAATCATACCGGACTTGCCACGTGATACCGTGTAAACCTGTCCCGGATTGCACATTCCCTCTGGGATAAGTTTGCCGCCACCTTGCTCCGGTACGGAAACATAATGTTCTTCAAAATTCTCTGTATCTATGTAAGAGAAATTAACATCGTAGAACTCCATACCGCCTAATTTTTTCAACTGCTCTTTCACACGACGACGCATCTCTAATGCAAGCTGCAGCACTTCTTCCAGCTCTTCTTTTGTAAACACGCCATCAGGATATACCAGCTTCAAGTAGCCATCTACCATTCTACGAACAGCAATGGTATCTCGCTGATTGAGATTTTTGCCCAGCCGGAAATAATGGTCAAGGCTATCCCCATACTGCTCTTTGCGCAGTTCACGAATGAACTCAGCCAAATAGTCGCTGATAAAACCATAGTCATCTGTGAAGTGCTCTGGTCGGAACTTCGGGATTTCCCAGCCCGGAAGGTAACAATGCATGCGGTCAAGGAATGCGGTATCAGTGCCCATCTCTGCCGGGAATGGGTCAAACAGACTGGAGGTTTTGAGCAGCACATCCACGCTCTGGTTGATGTTGCCTACAAATACCATTGATGCCGAAGCCGCCTTTTCCTCCTTGCCACGGGCAAAGGAGCCGGATGCCATATAGTCCTTCATAATCTGGATGCCGTCTTTATCCTTAAATCGGATACCGGCGACCTCGTCAAAAGCTACGCAATCCCACAAGCCTACCAGACCGACCGTCTTACGGCCCATGTTATAGAACAGATTTGCAACGGTCGTCTGTCCACCGGATACAAGAATACTGTTCGGTGAGATTTCCTTATACAGATGTGATTTACCGGTACTTCTCGGCCCCAGCTCACACAGGTTGAAGTTATTCTCCACCAGTGGAATCATACGGGTCAGCAGCAGCCACTTCTCACGATACTCCAGCTCGTCTGGTTCCATACCGATGGAACGCAGCAAAACATCAATCCATTCCTCTTTAGTGAATGCCTTACGACCAGCCTTCAGCTCATCAATATCTACATGGGGCATCTGAATCGGCGTCAACTTGGAAATCTGAATCGGATAGCCGTTTTTCTTATCTTCCTCGTTATATTCATAGTTCAACTGGACGATACACCAGATGCCGCCACAAAGCAGACGGTCAAACTTCTCCGGATACTCGTCCTCAATAGGTACGCCTCCTAAGCCGAGGTTAGAGAACTCGGCAAAGAAGCGATTCTTATTAATATCCAGCTTCACTGTAATCATGTCGATAACAGTATGGCTGCCATTCCTGCGAAGTTTCGACAGGATTTTCTGTGCCTCATCCGGGCGCACAAAATTATCTGCGAGGATGCGCTTTACCTTCTGCACGCCCTGTTCGATGATTACATCATCATCGGAGCTGCAATACTGGCCCAGCAAAAATTCCAGGACATAGACCGGTACATTGGCTCCCTCTTTTATCTTCTTCGTCAGGTCTTTGCGGACAATTTTGCCATCAAAGTTTTGACGGAGCTTTTCTTTTATTTCGTCACGAGTCGATTCACTCGCAGCATTCTGTTCCATTTATCTGCACCTCCATGCTCGCACCCATTATCCGAAAAAGTTAAACTCATCCAGTGCGAAAGCAATATCTATCTGGAACTCTTCACGCTGCGGTGCCTGCAGACCGGATTCATCTGCAATGACCAGATAGTAGCTGTCTTGGTTACTGTATTTTAAACTCTTGAGGTTGAAGCTGCACCGGAAGGTACGCTCCTGACCGTTATCGCTGGTTTTATCTGCAATGATGCGCACGGTATCACTGATTTGCTTTCCGGCGGCATCGGTGAAATACAGCTGATAATTACAAGCCGAGCGGTTATCGCCGACTGGTTCCTTCTGATAGAAATTCAGAGAGAACAACATATTCACGATTTTGCGTGTAGCAGAAAGAAGGCTCAGCTCGACTGGCTTGGTATCGTACTTGTCTTTGTTGCGCTGGTATACCTTGCTTTGGTTACGCAGGTACTGATAATCTATCACTGGCACCACCATCTCCTGCAAGCTGATACCACCGTGTACAAAGTTCAAACCTCCGCCGCTCATCTTAATACGGATATTTTCTCTCGGCGCATAAGCCTCCATATCCGTCTTGCCCTCTAAGAATTTGACAGGAAGCAAATAATCAGGATTGGAGCCCTGCTGCATCAGACAGAAACGTCTGCCGTATTCCAGCATACGGTCAGCAAAACCAGACTTGTCCACCTTGTCATCCTCAGTCAGAGGGCTGTAGGTGTAAAGGAAGCCGTGGTCTGCAGTAATGTAAATGTGGGTACCACCAAAGTCGTTACAGATGATACGCACCAGATTTTTAATTTCCGTGATAGCATCATCACAGGCCGGGAATACCATCGTATCGGAAGTATGGCTGGCTTCGTCCACCTTATCATGGTAGATATAAACCACGTCCATTCCCTTTACTAAGGCCTGCCGGTCTGCACGCTTCATACCGATGATATTCTTGTACTGCAGGGCCACACTCTGCACATGGGCACCTTTCAGCAATTTGTCACGGTTGTTGCTCTCGGTAGACTGTCCATCTGCTAAAACGGAAACCAACCCGCTCTGCTTTTGTACAGCACCCAACTCTTTATGCGGGAGCAACGCTGCCATACCAAATTTGGTAATGGTTGGGAAGATGGCCTCCATGCTATCCAGAGAAACCTTGCTCTGTGTTTCACGACGAAGTTGTTCTGCCAGAGACGCAGCTACTTCATAGCGCAAGGCATCCGAAATAATCACATAGACTTTGCTATCCGCATTTGCCACATTGGAACGGTAGAAGTTCTCTTGCTGATTGACTTCCAAAATGCGTCCATAGTCAGCCAATTCCTCTGCACAAACATCTGACCAGTTATTTCCGAGCTGGCTCAAGTACCAGCCATTATAAAGCCCTTCGACCTTTTCCACAACATGCTTAAACAAGTCATCCAGCACGGTATTAGAAACCGTCAAGCTGCGAATAAAGCAAAGGTGGAACTGGCGATAGTAGGTATCCATCTTATAGTAATCACTGGTATAGGCATCCCACACCTGCTTTGGCTGTGCCAAGTGGAAACCGGATGCATGGTCATGGAAAAACGCCTGCATATTGGCTACCTGCAGTAAGCCTTCGTAATAGCAGGAAACTGCGTCATACCACGCCATCGCTCGACGCTTCTCAACCACTGCAGTAATCGTATCCACATTGATAATGTAGTCTCCAATTTCCTTCATCAAAATGGTCAAGATACATTCATTGATGCACGGAAAGCTCTCTGTTCCCACAAGGTCGTTCACATCCAGTTTCAGGAAACGCTGCGGCAGCCGTGCCTCATCTTCGACAAAGCGTGCAATATGGTACAAACTCTCTCTGTCGTTGCTCTGAAGCCAATCGGAAACAAGGTCATAACAATAGGACTGGTGTGGCGTAGAAATAAAGCCGTCCAAGCCTGCCAGATGCTCCGAGCGCATGGTGCGAGTCGTTGCTGTCAGCAGGATATGGGTTGCCAAACGACCAAGGTCACTGTCATCGCCTTCGGTATATCCGGTTGCCTGCGATACCATCACCCAGAACGGATTCTGTGCGCCATACTTTACGAAATCCTGATAGATTGTGTTCGATTCCAAATCCAGTGACTGTGCAAGTACCGCACGAATAATACTGGATGGCTGCATATCTCCAGAACCACAAATCGCTGCCATCACAGCAAGATGCAGCTGGGATGCTGTAGCAATATTCGCAGCCTGTGCCGACACCGTCTTACGCCGGTCAATATTATTAAAGAACTTACGGTATCCCTTTACCATTCTACGGATGGTTGGGTTATTCGGCAGCCCCATCTCATCCATCCAGATGGAGTTAAGGTCTGCGCGAAATTCCTCACTATACATCTCAATATTGATGAGCCAGTTATCCTCCGGCTTATCATAGCTGAGCGGGCAGTACACAAGGAAGTTGCTGGTGGTATCATCCACTGCAAGGAGCTTCTTCGCTGCAAAGTTGTTAGTACCAGTCAGGGCCAGAAGCTGCGCGTTCTCAAGCCCAAGCTCGTCCAGCAAATCTTCAAACTCCCGGTCATCGTCGTACCAGAAGATAATGCGGCGTTTATAAAACTCCGGCAGAGGCGCAGCAAACCGCCTATTCAGGTCATTTGTAATTGTCTGTAAATCCATGCTGGCCATTCTGCCACCTCCTTACTTAATTTTTGCCAGAACATCTTGGAACTTGGCATAATTCACTTTCACACCATCATCGAGGTCGATAGAGATATACTGGTCGGCAAGATGGTGAATTTTCTCTTCGTAGTCATGTATTTCTGCTGCCTGCGCCTGCAAGGTTGCCAGCTGCTTGCTCAATTTTACACGGTCGCTGGTAGATGCACCTTCCATGCGCTTCTCCAAATCAGCGATGGCAGTACGATAACGCCCCTGCTGCTCGTGGACATAATCGGTACGGATACGTGCAATGGTATCCGGCTGATAGCGGTGCATATAAATCAGGCACTTGAAGCCGTTCTTCTTGCCGGAGTCAAACTGCCAATAAATCGGGCGCTTCTGATAAATCTTGCAATGGTCAGCATAAAAATCATTCAAGAAATAGTTGCGAATGACATCCTTGGGCTGACCCTTGCCGCCAAGAGCATCGGCGATAAATTTCAGATTTGCATCCAACGTTTCTTTTCCATAGACTACTTCAACAAACTTAACAAAACGGCCTACGATATCATCTTCGAAATAATCACCGTCGTTGCAAATTGGGATGATATTATCTTTGTCCGCCGGGATAGTCGTATATTTGCTGTCATCCCAGTCTCCACCTGCAAAAGCAAGCCCTGGCACATCCAAAGAATAACGACCGAACACGCATCCGACTGCGTAGGAAATGAAACTTCTAATGTCGCTTTGCAAATCAGCTTTACGAACCGTAACGTCCTTGTCCTCCACTTCCGGTGTCAGTTCGTCTTGCAAGCCATAAATGTCAATAAAGATACGGTTTAGTTCTTCTTCGTTGGCTTTGAGGGTACTGAAACGCTTGTTGCACTTTGCCTCCCAGTTTGAAAAAGATTCTGATATCGAATCATCACTAATTAATGGATGCCGAATAAAATCCCAAGAATTTTCAAATGCATCCCAGTCATCTTTTGCCAGCCCAATGCACTTATCGGCAATCTCATCAACTGAGGAAACGCTACTTTTATCAATTAACACAGGAATTTTGGACAAAGGGCCTATATTGAAGTCCAATGTGGGTGCTAGAAATTCAAGAAACTTCATACTAATTTTCGAATTAACAAGCGCCAACACATACTTTTCTATCGTTCTATCCGTAAAGAACATCGATGACCCCTTTGAATCAAAGATAAATCCTTTGTCAAATGCTCTTAAAGAAATGTTTCCAGAAGAAAGCGATGACCAAGTCAATCCCGGCAAGAAAAAATAGCTAATATTAGTTATAGTTCTTGTTACGGAGTGATACTTTTCAACAGCCAATTTTTTCATATCTCGACCATCATTTTCCCAATTGACCACATAATCATTATTTCCAAACCACTTTCTATAACTGCCACCTTTATTATACGGGAACCACTTCTTCCCAGTAGAAACTGATTCTTCTATGGATGAACAGTTGTAGTCGACATTTTCTGGAGAAACTTCAAACCAAAATTTCAAAAACAAATCATTATTCAGAGTCTTAACTCCTTGTCTCGGCTCCGCAATACTACTTAATGGGGCCGCCTTTGAAAAGGCACCAATAACTGCTTCACTACTCCAGTAAGCATACGGTTTTCCTGGAATTCTCAAAAAATTGGACTGATTTGAACAGTACAAATTATTCTTGTTAAAAAACTCCGTGGCTTTGCCATTTTCGGATGGATAGGAAACAAGTCGTAGGTATGTAGCAATGTAGTCATCACAATTTGTTTTCCTCATCACAAATGTTGTAGACTGTACAACTTCGCCGCCAATCTCATCAAATGCTCTCGGGCCTAAATGGGCCATATTGACAATGCTACTGTTTAAGCAATCCTCTCTCATCTTTTCAAAACTGGAAAGAAACATCCAACCATGCTGTGTAATCATTGCGATAAATGCATCCTTGCGAGAAAAATCAATGCATCTTTCAATGAATACAGAATACAAATCTGTTTTAGATTTATCATAATTTCTTTTGATAAACGAAATCAACTTATCGTCCATTCCCGTTCCACCCATATATGGTGGATTTGTAATAACAACATCATATTTTTGTGCCATCTCATGGGCCACACCCACAATCGGCAAAAGTTCATTCAAAGTCGAATCACGAGCAATGTTGATATCTTCTCTAATTTCATCAAACCTCGTATAAATCGCTGTCCAATCCTGCGGTGTAATGGTCAGAATAGAACCATACTCCTTAGCGTCGTGAAGTTCATCAATTATCGTAGTAATAGCCTTCTTCAGTCCAGCATCACCATTTGCAAAATAGTCCACATTAAAGGCATCCACATGGTTACTTTCTACAATTGCATACACATGAGGTTGAATACTACGGCTGAAGAAACGGCGGTCATACTGACGAGCCTTCATCATAACTGCAAAGTTTGCAAGCTGCGCAGCTCGGTCGTCGATATCCAGACCATAGAGGTTGTTCTCCACGATGCTGGCTGCTGCCTCACGAGCAGTATATCCGTAGGCTTCATAAATCTGCACAAGCACATCAAATAAATAGGCCAGGATATGGCCACTGCCGGAGCATGGGTCGATGCAGCGGATGTCTTCCGGCTTCAAACCTTCATACTCTTTACGAATTTTCGCAAGCTGGGCTTGAACATCCGGTTCCTGCTCTGCTTCATCCAGGTAATACTTCCACTCTGATTTCAGTTCTTCATTCGGATGACCCTCCAGCCACAAACGGCCCAGAGAGTTCTCCACCATGTAGCGGACAATCCAGTCCGGTGTGAATAGCTGGGTTGCGGCAGGAATGTTTTCTTTTGTGATTTTAACGTTCTTCTTAAGGGCGGCAAAAACGTCGTCCTTTTTCTCTGCATTATAATACTGATACAGCCAACCGATAATTTGCACAGCATCCTGCCAGTCTTCTTCCGGTATTATGGCAATCATCTGCTCAATGGCACTACCCTCACGCAAAAGGTTGTCCGGGAACAGAAGCTCGGTGTAGTCATCAATCTTCTGGAACATTCCGGGTAGAATCGCACTCAGCGCATTGCACTGGGTGATAATCAGATACTTGAACAGAGCATCGTTATCGTTGGCGTCTTTCAGGGCATAGACTTTCTCCATGTCCAGACCTTCGATTTCGAGATTGATAGCCTCTGCCAGAATCTGTGGTTTGAAGTTATTCTCCTCATCGGTGAACACACGCACATGGGTAGGCAGGTAGCCGTTCACTTCCATAAACCGCAGGGCTGAGAAACGGTTGAACCATGTATAGGCCACTTCTTCCATGACCTGTTCAAAGCCCTCGGCACTTATTTTGGCAATCAGGGCCTGGCGCTGTTTTTTCTCTTTGGCAGACAGAACAACGCCGTTCACACTGGAAGCGTCGGCTGGCTGCATCTCTTTTTCAGTAATTCCATATTGGAGCGCTTTCTGGGTAACACGGGAGATAAGCTCTCGCCGTGCCCAGACTGCGTATTTTTTTATCGCATTCTTGTCCATTGTTTTCTCCTCTTATTTCAGCTGGATGCCATCGCAGTTATTCAAAAGCTGTTTCAGGCTGCTGCGCATCTTCTCTACATAGTCATCAATCTCTGCTTCCGTTTCCAGACGCTTTGCAGGGAATACGATGGAGCGATTGAGTTGCTTATATACCTTCTTTGGTGCCGGAGGCGTCACGCCACCGCCGGTCGAGCCTACAGAAGGCTTTGGAGGTGCCACTGGCGGCCTGTTTGCTGTTTCCAACCTGTCCACGGTAGTATCTTTATACTGCAACATCGGAGGCAGAAGGCCGTCGAGCAATGCGAGGCTTTTCAGTTCATTGATTTGCTGCTTTTTCTGGGAATAGAAGGTATCAGCTGTCTGGATGATATTGCGAACATCAGCATTGCCACCCTGCGCAGTATGGATTGCTTCCATGCACTGACGGACAATTTCCAACAGTTCATCCCGTTTTGCTTTCAGCAGACGGTCATGGCCTTCGGTAACCGTGTTCATCAGACCATTCAGGTCTGGGATGCGCTTGTAATCAAAGTTGTTGCCTGTGTTCACCATGCAGATAAGGCGAATCTGATTCAGGGCCGTATTGGATTCGGGTTCATGGGAAAGGTAATCCAAATCGTGATGCAAGTCAGCTTCCATCTGTACAGCTGCATCGAATACAGTCACCTGATTTTTGAAAAATGCCTCTACGCGCTGCATCTTCTCGCGGTTGATATCCAGCTCGTCTTCCTTCTTCACCACGCGGTCAATCAAGGCAATGTTATCCTTCTGCTGGGACAGCACATCATCCATCAGCTGGATGGCTGTAGAAACCAGTGCACGGTCAGGATAGCTGTGCCCTGCATAGCGGGCATTCAGTTCCTCGTAGTGCTGTTTCTGTTTCGTAAATCTATCTACAATGAAGGCAATCAGGCCATCTTCGTCATCCGGTACGTCCATCACATCGAAGTATTCACGGAGGAACTCTTTGACTTCCTTCATCTTGGTGATGGAAACCACCTGACGCTTGGAGATGCTGGTCTTGCCGATTTCGCTCTTTTTACGAAGCATATCCGGCAGCTTCGGATTATTCGGCTGAATGGTGGTGCCTGCATACTTGATGGTGACCTTCTGGTCGTAAATCAAACGAGCTGCAACTGCTGCAATATCAATCTCGCGCCAACCATACGGAATAGCCTGATAACGGCTCTGCACATCTGCCATAGAGGTCGGCAGATTCTTACGGTGCTGCACCTCCAGATATTCTTCCATCTTAGCTGCTGCATCCCGGTTAGGCTCAGTGCCTGGAATCATGGTAACAGTACCATTCAGAATAGCAAGAATATCAGCATCGGATTCAACATTCTGGTCAATCAAGTCAAGGTCACTGTACACATGGGAAACCAGATATTCCAGTGCCTGGTCAATTTTTACTTTCGCGTCATTTGCCTTGATTTCAATATGCTCTCCAGCTACATAGAACTCAGCTCCAACAATGGCCTTACGCAGTTCCTCTGTAACGGAAGTCTCCAAACGGGTCGCCTCATCCTGCTGGTCACGGATGATGTCCTGCACGGATTTCGGAAGCTGAGCCACATTTCTCTGCTTCACATACTTACGGATTTTCATGGCCTGTTCCAGAGAATTATAATAATCCGTCTCTGCCAGTACCGCGATGGCCTGTCCTGTGGATTCCGTCATCAGGCGCAGTTTGGATTTCTCTGCTGCATCGGTGGCGTCAGTCAGGAATTTCAGGCGCATACCGCCAGTGACTGCACCAACGGTCACTCCGTCTACCATCTGGTCAAAAGCGAAGTCATATTTGCCGTAGCGGTATTTCTTGGTTGTATAAATGTCAGCGAAAATCATCTGCGCAATACGCTCCACGATGGCAGCAGTATCTACAGAAGTATCGTTTTTAATAGCTTTCTGAATATCCTGCTCCTCATCGGTCAGAAAGTTGTAGGTCTCACCGGTTCTGCCAATATAATTCTGGCTCAGTAAGCGATTCAGGGAATCACGCACAGTCTCACGCAGGGAAATTTTATCCACGCGGATATCGTCTGCCATGAGGACTACGATATTATCCAGATTGGCAGGCACATCATTGTCAATATAGCGAATCAGATACAACAGCTTCAGAACATCAACATCATAGGCTTCGATACCATCGCCTGCGTCGGCGGCACGTTCGCAGCGCTCGATGACACGACGAATGGAACTGTCGAGGAATGTATGCACGGTATCATAAAAGCGGAAGAACGGCACCAGAGCGTACTCATCTCTATCCTGAATCTTCTGGGCTGCCTCTTGGAAACCAGACAACATAGAGCGTTCACCGTTGGACTGGTGCTTACCGGCATTACCATGCTTACGGATTTCGTTGAATACCTTCTGCATAACAATAAACTGGTAAGGCACAAACGGGAAGTTGACTGCAAATTCCTTTGCACCACCATAGCCCTTAATGTCAAGCTGGGCTCCATTGAAGGTAAATAGGTTGCGCAGAACAGAATCATTCTGGTCGTATACCTCATTCAGTTCAGAGGTTGCTTCCGGAGTTTTCTTCAGGATACGTTTCTGTACGACTTCATCTACAGAAGAAGAAGTCAAAGAAAGTCTGGTCTTAAAGCGGGCCTGAATACGGGAGAACTCATCTGCACGAACTTTGATAATCTCGTCGATGGCTTCCTGACCAGTGCAGCATACCCACACTTTGCTTTCACACTCGCTTCCGATTTTCTCGGTGAGGGACTGCAGGTTAAGCAGCATATCTGTATCGGTACCAACGTACTGACCAGCCTCGTCAATCATAAACAGCAATCTGAAGTTCTTCGGCTTGCTATCCACATATTCCTTAATATCACGGACGAGCTGTGCAATAGACAGTTCTACGGCAGTTTTGTCGTTGAACCAGTTCTTCGCATCGTCCTCGCTCATATCGAGCACTTCCATCAGAGTCGGGATGATGAACTTACCATTGAATGCAAATGCACGGCGCATCTCCACCCACGGCTTGCCCTTCTTCTCCTCAAACACTTTGCGGAACTCCTCGGTTTTACCACTCTTCTCGATGTAATATTCCATCATGGCGACCTTCAGGTTCTCACCATAAAATCCAAGATGGTTATAGAACATTTTAGCAAACACACGCATAACAGCGGTCTTGTCCTTATTAATGGAACCTTCAATATCGATGTTGAACAGAATGGTTTCTGTATCGCACTTGGTGGCCTTGTCAATCATCATGAAGGTGGCAGGGTCATCCTCGAACTTTTGACGAAACAGCTCCACGGTGTTGGTATCGCCTATGGCCTTGTTCTCCAGAATATAGGACAGCATTTTCAGGAAGTGAGATTTACCACTTCCAAAGAAACCGGAAATCCATACACCGATATCAGCGGTAGGAACATCAAAGGCGTCACTATAGTAATTGAAGAAGGCCGAGAAATGTTTCCTCAGTTCCTTCGTAATGACATACTCTCGAACTTCCTGCTCGACGATATCCATAGAGTCCTGGTCTACTTTGATAACGCCGTTAATCGGACGGTTGATGTCATCAAAGAACATATTTTGTATTCTCATGAAATTGGCCTCCTTTATATTTCATTGAATGCCCGATAGTAGGGATTCGGTGTCAACTTATCAAACAGCCTTACATAGTTACCATCAAAAGTTCCCGGATACATTACCAAAATCGGAATGTCAGAGAAGTGCGGCTGCAATGCTTCCAATAGGGAGTGAACACGCATGAACGGGAACACATCACCCACGCCGGTCAGCATCAGAATATCGCCAGGTCTATGTGGCTCATATTGTATTTTTTCGATGAACTCACCCTCGCCAATTGCAGAATGAAGCTGCTCCAGCAAGAAGGTTTTTCCATCGCTGTCTTCCATGTCAGGGATGGCATCTGTAATGTCGATGTCATCGCAAAGGGACAAGAATGTCTGGTACAGATTGCACTCCACCAGGTGGCAGGCAATCGTCTGGTCTGTGGTTATTTGGTTGATGAACTGTCTGACAGTCATCTCATCTGCGGCATCATAGCAGAAAATGCGGATATTAACCTCGTTACTCAGGCCTTTACCTTCGAGAAACTCCGGCTGCTGAATGTGCTCGCGCAGATTATCTAAGCGCTCTTTTATAGGTGCCATGCTGCGCCTCCTTTACGAAAAGTTATTGAATGCCGGAAGAACAATGTCATCATTGTTGCTGCGGATGGCATTCTCCAGAATGGGATTGAGCCATACCGGATTGAGGTGGTCGGCAGTGGTGCTATCGATGTACTCATTCTCCACCAGCATTTTATTCAGTACCTGTTTCACCTTCGTGATGGTGCTGTCACTCCAAGTGGCAACCCAATCGTCCTGCTCCTGTAGACGAAGGAAAAAGGTGTTCAAGTCTATCTTACCAAAGGACGTGTCCCTTAAACGGTACTTCTCGCCAACAACCGTGACCATGAAGTCCCAAACCAGACGATATTGCTTCATCATGGCATATAGGCAAATCTGCTTTGATACATCTGAAGGCTGGGTAGCCATTGCAGAAATCAATGAATCGTCGTTCATTGCGTGAAGTCTGCGCAGGCAAGCCAGCGCCATTTTGCGCACAGATTTCTCTGTTGGGTACTGAAACAGGTTCTCTGATACGATTCGGTTGGCGGTTTCTTCGTCATTCAGGCCCTCATTCAGCAGTTTTGCCGTCGTGCGCATTTCATAAAATAAAAATTGTTCTCTTGTTATGGCGGCATTGTAGGGACTTGCGTCCCTCAGTGCTGCCGCTTTGTTTTGAGCCATGCTTATTTATCCTCCTGTGGAGCATCCTCCACTACTTCCATGATATCGCTGATATCACAGTTTAATGCAGTGCATATACGCAGTAGCACTTCTGTTGTAATATTGTCGCCTTTTCCGAGCTTGGCAACAGAGGCGGAACTAATCCCGCTTGCTTCTCGCAAATCCTGCTTATTCATATTTTTATCAATTAACAGTTTCCAGAGCTTGTTATAACTGATACGCATTCTCTTACCTCCGTCTGTTCAAAACACACGCAACTTTATATTAATAGACATCATTTAAAAATCCATATCTCTCACCATCTACTTTTCGTTTAGTAAAGGTTATAACATTAGCACCACTTGCTTCATAATCCAAATGCGGAATGTGATCAAGATTTTCAATCACAATCAACTGGCCTTCTTGGTGATTTATGAAGTAATTAAACAGCCCAGCCTTCATGCTCTCAGGTGCATCTTCAGAGTCGTCCTCATCAAATCCATGAAGCGGCGTATCAACGATGAGTAGCTCTGGATTATATTTTCCATGCTCCATCAGATATTTGCGGAACATAAGCGCCACTACTGTATTCAAATACGAGCAGTAACCCTTGCCATGACTGGCTCCTTTGGGCTCACCATTTACTTCAATATCAAATTTTTTCATATCAAATCGAGCTGCTGCAAGACCATGATAGTTACATTCTCTCAAAATAGAATCTGCATACTCGCTCATTATAGTTTGGAACTGACTATCGAAGTGTTCCTTGGGATGATATTGAATTTTTTCCTTTTCCTTATCATCCTCTTCTTGAACATCCAATTTTGTCAAGTCGCCAGCCCAGTCTCTCGCAAATTCTGACACAAGCTGCATTTCCTTATCAATTTGAATATAGGCACGATAACCTCTAATCGATTCTGTCAGTTTTACAGATTCCGGCTTCAGCTCCTGTTCAATCATCGCATCAATTCCAGAACGTCTTTCTCTAAGAACAGTGAGTTGTTGCTCGTTAAGTTCCTGCTGCGCACGCACATCTATTTCAGTTGCAGCTAATCCCTCCATCTGAGCCATAATACGGGCCAGCTCCGCTTTGGATGTTTCTACATATGATTTATGGCTGTGAGGCGTAATTTTACCATCGCAAAACGGGCAAGAGGTAACCCTCGGCAGTTTCTTCGTTTCGACTTCTCCCTCAACGATAAATGAAAGCCGTTGAATATCTGCTTTATACTGGCTACGAAGATTCTGATACCTTGAAAGGAGAACATTGCACTCAGCAGATTTTTCCTCCAACGTCATAATCGAGGAGAGCAGCTTCTTGCTCTCTTCCAGTGCTGCGGCTATCTTTTGTTCCGTTTCTTCCAGAGAAGAAATCATTTGAACAATTTGCGCTTCAACATCGATGCCTCTGAATATCTGCAATTCTTTTTCTAAGCGCTCTTTTCGCTCACCAGCATTCGATAGTTTCCCATTCACATATTCTTCAACCGCTTCTTTTCTCGCTTTTCTAATTTTCTTTTGTGTCTGGACATCCATTTCGGAAAAATCCCGACCAGATAAGAGGTAAATTAAGGATGACATAAAAAGCGTTTTCTCGTAAGTTTCCTGTGGCTCAACGATAGATACTTCGTCATCAATCCTGCGCTCATTTACATAAAACAGGCGTAGCAGGTTAGCCCATGTCAGACGTCCTGGTGTAAAGCGTGCATTTGAAGGTACTTTTGGCTCACCATTTATACCGAGAAGTCGAAGCATTATCAGATTAAAATCTGGCACTTTTGATTTTTCTGAATGCTTCAGATTATATAGTCCGCTGTCGATTCCTTCGATTTCTGTGGAAACCTCCACCTGATTCTTACCAACTTTACGGCTCACCGTAATTTCCCCTTCAGGTGAAACCAATACAACAATAGCCTCATTGTATTCAGCGGATGGCTTAAAAGGCGTTTTTAAAGTTTTCATGCTGCCGCCAAAGACAAATTCTATACATTTAACAATACAGGACTTGCCCGTGTCAGACCGGCCCTGAATCACATTCAGACCTGGCTTAAAGGTAACATCAGCCGTTTCTTTTTTATCGCTCTTTGCAATTACTTTTTTGATATAAAATCCAGCCATTATATTACCTCCTCAATGATTTCATGGATGCCTTATTTATTACATCCATAATTTCCGAATCTGTTTTACTTCCATATTTCCGGGCTGTTACCAGCGCCAGCTTCTTATATGTCATTGCATATTCCGACTGCATTCTTTTTGAAGCGTTAAATCCAGCTTCTGTTATGGCGTATCGAAATCCATCATTGCCTCTTACTACTTTTACTGTTCCATCCAGAACCATATCTTTCAATGTGCCTTGGATGTTTTTTCTTCGGGCAGCGTATTCGCTAAACCCAAAGTCATTATCTCCATTCAGCACTTGGTCTGACAAACCAAAATATCTGCTGTAAACCGTCAACAAATCATATTCAGCAATTCGGTCGGCAGTTATTCCATTACCACAGACTGACAAAAGCAGCATAATCCGTAATGATGTTTCAAATGCACTATTGAATACTTTTTCCATATTAGACCACCCACGAGCTTATCGTCCCGTCATTCACCAGAATGTGGCAAATGCCTTTTTTCTCTAAGTTTCCTATCAAGCCCCGGATTTGATTTAACACTGACAAATCCAAGGTAGTGCTTGTTATTTTTTCAAGAACGGCATTCAGCCTCTCGTAGCCATCAAGATACCGTCTGCTTCGATAAGTCATACTAATTCCATTCCATGCATCCTCTTTCAGCTTTGTAAATTCATCTTCTCCATCATCAAATGTATCTCGAATGGAGTGCTCAATACTCTCTGCGCTGTAATATGCCTTGCGCTGGTCTGAAAAGTCGTCAGGGAAAGGCTCCGGCAAAGATGGTATATCTACTTCCGCAACGGCCTGTCTACCCAAGGCCTGCGCATAGGCATCGCACAGTGCTTTTATATATTTCAATTCAATATTAGCAACATTCTGTGGCACCAGCATCTGATGGATTTCAATCTCTTCACCACAAATATGTAATTTGTCGCCTCTGCGCTCAATGGTCGCAGGGGCGATATCTTTTATCCGCTTACCATTTTCTTTCTTCTTGATAGTAAGCGTAGTGATATCGTCGGATTTTCCTTCTGCTCGATTATTGATTATCTGTGCCATGATATTGGCACAAATCTCAGCAACATTGTCTGGATGAGCATCAAATCCATATGCAGAAACATCCTCACTCATTTGAACGAGAGCATCATAGGAATATGAATTTACAAAATCAGCGAAGTGCGCTTCATCAACACGCGAAAGCATAATGCCCGCATCTTCTTTGGAAATTTTTAATCTTACGCCACTATATATCGCCTGCAGGGTAGATTCTTTCTTTCCATACATTGGATTTGTATCGCGGTTTTCAAGTCCGATTTTTTCGATAGCCACATCATCAAGAATGGCATCTGTCAAAATCATCACACACATAGCAGTGGTTTCACTTTTATCTCTTCTGTACTTATGCAGTATTTTTGCTAATTCACAAAACTTCAATCGAGTGTTCCTCCTCCCATGTACGCGGCGATGTATGCGGATGTATGCGTTTGTCGCTGATTCAAAAATTCGATTTTATATACTGTGATTGTAAGAAGCAAAGAGCAAATTTACTCTCCTTGCAATTTACACTTTTTAATTATAGCACATTGGCGCGAAGAAAACAATATCTTTGCGATGACGAATATATGAATAGCGATGCAAAATAAATGTTTTTCTCGCCACCAGCCGCAAAAGAACTTGTATACAGCAACGAAAGGTAGGTGATTCATGTGAAAAATCCAGAAAAAGAAATGTGGGAAACCAACATCGAGAATACTGCTTCTACAGTGGCAGCCGAATATGGAAACGCCGTTGCGAAATCAGTTTTTGCACGCTACGGTGCTCACGGATTTTATGATTTAGCTTCTTGTTATTACGGCGAGGTCTTCGCTGACTTGGAACAAATTTCCAACGACAACTAAACGAACGCCCTGAGCAAGGCGTAAAACTACTTTTCCTGAAATCAGCTCACCTTCTTCGTGGCCACGAGGTGTGTTCGTAGTTGATGGAAGGAAGAACATTAAACATAGAGTGCCAGCTAACGGACGGCTGGTCACCGATTCGAAGCGGAGAAATCCGCATGAGGTGACCGCTTATGAAAAGCAAAACTGGCAGCCATACAGGTTATCTCCGCTTCGGTTTAACAGCCGAAAGGAGAAAAACACATGGCAATCAACGAAAATCAATGCAAACACCGTATCTACCTGAAATCCACCCGTCAATGGGTGGAAGTATCCGAAACCGTCTATCGTGAGCACACCCGTTTTTACGATGCCTTTCGCAAGAAGGCACAGTATCACGGCCAGTGCATCTGCCCGAAGAACAAGTTCTGGCTTTGCGATGGCGACTGCTGCAACTGCGAGTATCGTCGGGGCGGGGACATGCTTTCCCTCGATTTCACCTCAGAAAACGAGGACGGCGACACCTGTACTCCGCAGGACGCTATTCCGGACGATTCTCCATTACTGGACGAAATCGTCTGTGACAGAGCCACGCTGGAACAGTTATTCAGACGCCTGCAGGAGTTGATGCCGGAGGCCGAAGAAATCGGCCGTCTTCGTCTTCAGAATATACCCGACGAGGCAATCGCCGACATCCTCGGCATCAAGCGCACCACCTTCCGCTCGCGTTTAGCCAAAGCAAAGGATATTCTTGCTGCAGAGTATCCTGACTTCTTCTAAAACATAAGGCAGCGCTCCGGCTGCTTTTGTGGCAGTCGGAGATTTTATAATTTTTTTCTTTTCCTTCGTCAAAACGGTTCCCTCATCTCCAGTGGTAAGTGTAAGGCACAGAACAACAGCCTTTCAGATTGGAGGTGAACACCATGAGACAGTCCTATCACAACAGCCACAAGGACGATACCGAGGTGATTAAGGTTTTGACCTCAATCAGTATCGTATCCGGCAGACTGGCAAGGAACCTGAGTATCCTTGCCGCACAAAGACAATCCGAGGAAGGAGGAAGAATCCATGAGCAAAATGAACGATATGGCACAGACCTGCGAAGAACTGCGAGGTGCAGCTGCTGCCATCTCTGATGCAGTCGAGTGGCTGGCAAAACAGTTTAGCGGTGAGGCTGATGCGCAGCCCGTAAAAAAGACAGCTCCGAAACCTGAACCGAAACCGCAGCTGACGCTGGAGCAGGTACGAGCTGTACTGGCGGATAAATCCCGTGCCGGTCATACTGCTGCCATCCGCGAGTTGCTTCTGAAATATGGAGCCAGCAAGCTGTCGCAGATTGACCCGGCAAATTACGAAGCCCTCTTGAGGGAAGCGGAGGTGCTTGGCGATGCCACCTAATGGACATGCAATTCTCTCAGCTTCCTCTTCCAACCGCTGGCTTCATTGTCCGCCTTCTGCAAGGCTCGGTGAAAGCTACGAGGACAAAGGAAGCGACTACGCAGCAGAAGGCACCGAGGCACATAGTCTTTGCGAATACAAACTCCGCAAGGCACTGGGTCAGAAGGCCAAAAATCCTACGAAACAGTTGTCCTGGTACAGCGAGGAAATGGAGGATTGTGCCACCGGCTATGCTGCCTACATCCTTGAGCAGGTAGAAGCTGCCAAGCAGACCTGCGCTGACCCAGTCGTCCTGATTGAACAGCGAGTAGATTTCTCTCGTTGGGTGGAACAAGGCTTCGGTACCGCAGACTGCATCGTCATCGCAGACGGAACACTCCGAATTTGCGATTACAAGCACGGCTTGGGCATCCTCGTTTCCGCTGAGGATAATCCTCAGATGAAATGCTACGCACTTGGTGCTCTGGAACTGTTCGACGGCATCTACGACATCGATACGGTCAGCATGACCATCTATCAGCCCAGACGCCAGAACATCTCAACCTTTGAGCTTTCCAAGGACGAGCTTTACCACTGGGCCGATGGGCCGAGGAAATTCTAAAGCCTACCGCTGCTCTGGCTTTCGCCGGTGATGGCAATTATCTGTGCGGTGAGTGGTGCGGCTTTTGCAAGGCCAAGTATGAATGCCGGGCCAGAGCTGAAGCAAATCTCTCCCTTGCACAACATGACTTCAAGCTGCCTCCGCTGCTGGAGGACACTGAAATTGAAGTCATCCTCTCCCGTGTGGATGAGCTGGTGGCATGGGCTTCCGATATTAAGGAATACGCCCTGCAGCAGGCAGTCAGCGGTAAGGAATGGAACGGCTGGAAGCTGGTCGAAGGTCGTTCCAACAGAAAGTACACCAATGAAGCTGCTGTCATTCAGGCAGTCAGCGAGGCTGGCTTCGACCCGTATGAGAAGAAGCTGCTTGGCATCACAGCCTTACAGAAGCGTCTTGGCAAATCTCGCTTCGACGAACTTCTGAACGGCTTTATCGAAAAGCCACAGGGTAAACCAACACTCGTGCCGGAAAGCGATAAACGCCCGGCAATGAACAACGCAAAAAATGATTTTATGGAGGAAAATGACAATGAGTAAAAATATCAAAACCGCAAATCCCATGAAGGTAATCACTGGCCCGGACACCCGTTGGAGCTACGCCAACGTCTGGGAACCTAAATCTATCAACGGTGGCACTCCGAAGTATAGTGTCAGCCTCATCATTCCGAAGTCCGACACCAAGACCGTCGCTAAGATTGAAGCAGCTATCGAGGCTGCCTACAAGGAAGGCGAAGGCAAGCTCAAGGGCAGCGGCAAATCCGTACCGGCACTGTCTGTTCTCAAGACTCCACTGCGTGACGGCGACCTGGAACGTCCGGATGACTCCGCCTACGCGAACGCCTACTTCGTGAATGCCAACGCCACCTCTGCACCTGGCATCGTGGATGTTGACCGCAATCCTATCCTGACTCGCTCCGAGGTCTACTCCGGCGTGTACGGTCGTGCCAGCATCAGCTTCTACGCCTTCAACAGCTCTGGCAACAAAGGCATCGCCTGCGGCCTGAACAATCTGCAGAAGGTACGTGATGGTGAGCCTCTTGGCGGCAAGGCAAGTGCTGAGTCCGATTTTGCAACGGAGGAAGCCGAGGATTTCCTTGACTAACAGCAGTATCTGAGTAACCGGCAGGGTGGCGGAGAAATCTGTCACCCTGTTTATTCAGGGTTCCCGAAAAGTCGTAGACTTTTTGGGAAAAGGAGCCACAGCGAAATGAACGAACTTCCGCACAAGTGGGGAAGTGAGCGATATGCAGCTTGTGGCGACGCGCGGAAAGGACGTACTTTTATGAAAACCTTAAGTATTGATATTGAAACCTACAGCAGCACGCCGCTGCAAAAGTCAGGCGTATATCGCTATGTGGAAGCTCCAGATTTTGAAATCCTGCTCTTTGGCTACAGCGTAGATGCTGGCCCTGTGCAGGTCATTGACCTTGCCTGCGGTGAACACATTCCCAAAGAAATACTGGCGGCCTTGGAGGATGCGACTGTGACAAAATGGGCCTTTAATGCCAGTTTTGAACGCATCTGCCTCTCACGCTTCTTGGGCTATCCTACCAGCGATTACCTTGACCCGGAAAGCTGGCGCTGTTCCATGATATGGGCCGCCACAATGGGCCTGCCCTTATCCTTGGAGGGAGTTGGTGCCGTTCTTGGTCTTGAAAAGCAAAAGCTCTCGGAGGGCAAAGACCTCATCAAATATTTCTGCCAGCCCTGTGCACCTACCAAGGTCAATGGAGAACGCACCCGGAATCGCCCTTTTCATGCTCCAGAAAAATGGGCCGACTTCAAGCGTTACAATCTCCGTGATGTGGAAACCGAAATGGGAATCCAGCAAAGACTTTATAAATTCCCTGTGCCTGAAATGGTATGGGAGGAATATCATCTTGACCAGCAGATAAATGACACCGGAGTGAGGCTCGACCTGGAATTGGTAACGCAGGCGCTTGAAATGGACAACCGTTCCCGGAAAGAACTGACCACGGCGATGCAGCGTATCACCGCACTGGAAAACCCGAACTCCGTCCAGCAGATGAAACAATGGCTGGCTGAAAACGGCATGACAACTGACAGCCTGGACAAGAAGGCCGTGGCAGAACTTTTGAAGACAGCGCCTCCAGAGCTTTGCGAGGTCTTAACCCTGCGCCAGCAACTGGCGAAATCCTCTGTTCGCAAATATCAGGCAATGGAAAAGACCGTATGCGCCGACGGTCGTGCCCGTGGTATGTTTCAGTTTTATGGAGCCAACAGGACGGGCCGTTTTTCCGGACGCAATATACAGCTGCAAAACCTACCTCAAAACCATCTGCCTGACCTGGCTGAGGCACGTGCCCTTGTGCGTTCTGGCGACTTTGAGGCAGTGGAACTTTTATATGAGGATGTCCCGGATACACTTTCCCAGCTTATTCGCACGGCTTTTATTCCAAGAGAAGGCACACGCTTTTACGTTGCAGACTTTTCGGCCATTGAAGCTCGTGTCATCGCGTGGTTTGCCGGTGAAAGCTGGCGACAGGAGGTCTTCGCCAAGGGCGGCGATATCTACTGCGCCTCTGCCAGTCAGATGTTTCGCGTACCGATAGAGAAGCATGGTATCAACGGCCACCTTCGCCAAAAAGGTAAAATCGCCGAGCTGGCCCTCGGCTATGGAGGCAGCGTGGGTGCGCTTAAGGCAATGGGCGCTTTGGATATGGGACTCACGGAAGGGGAGCTTCCTCCTCTTGTTGGCGCTTGGCGACAGTCCAATCCGAAAATTGTCGAATTTTGGTGGGCCGTTGACCGCGCTGTTATGGAAGCCGTGAAGTACAAACATACCACCACCGATTATGGGCTGACATTTTCCTGCCGCAGCGGAATGCTGTTTATCACGCTTCCCTCTGGCAGAAAGCTGGCCTACGTCAAGCCAAAGGTTGGAACGAATAGATTCGGTGGCAGCTGTATCACCTATGAGGGCGTCGGCGGCACCAAGAAGTGGGAACGCCTGGATTCCTACGGCCCGAAATTTGTCGAAAACATCGTGCAGGCAACCGCACGTGATATTCTGTGCTACGCCCTGAAGACACTGCGCTGCTGCTCCATTGTCATGCATATCCACGATGAACTGGTCATTGAAGGCGACCCTCATATGTCGCTGGAGGCAATCTGTGAGCAGATGGGCCGGACACCACCGTGGGCAAAGGGCCTGCTGCTTCGCGCCGATGGCTACGTTACAGATTTTTATAAAAAAGATTGATTCGTTTCGTCAAAAGCACTCTCTCATCTCCAGTGGATAGTGAGATGGTGCCTTGAAGATTTACCCATAGACGTCCATCTCGATTATGAGGTGGACGTTTTTTGTGCCATCCGGAAAGGAGGACTCGTGCAATGAGCATCAGCAAATTTAACAGTGAAGGGTGCTGCTCCCCAGTGGGGAGCGTTAAGCACCGACCGAACCGGCAGGTGAGACCTTTTGACCCCACTGCCTATGGCGCACTATCCGTTATTGACAAGGAAGAACTAGCACTTCGCGCTTTCAGGCCTATCGTCTATATCTGTTCTCCCTTTGCCGGAGACATCGAAACCAACGTAAAAGCTGCAAGAGCTTACAGTCGCTTTGCTGTGGAAACCGGTTATATCCCTATCGCGCCACATTTGTTATTTCCGCAGTTTCTCAACGACGCCGACCCACAGGAACGCCAGCTTGGTCTGTTCTTCGGAAATGCCCTGATGAGCAAGTGTTCCGAGGTCTGGGTGTTTGGCAAACGCATCTCGCCCGGCATGGAAGCTGAAATTGAACGAGCCAAGTGGAAGAACTACCGCTTGCGCTATTTTACTGAAAATCTGGAGGAGGTCTAAGACTATGTATGAAGTAATCGAAAAAAGAAAAAAGTTGCCGGACGGCACTGAAATCAGTACCTATACACGTGAGGTAGTAAGCTGCAACATTCTCGAAGTGGAAGCTGGCACTACCGGCTATCAGGGTGGTGACACTGGTCTCGGCGGACGCACCTATTTCCGCATTCAGGATGCAGCCTGCACGGATATGGATATTCGTGTGCTGCGCGACCGTTTCGGTGATGCTACCGGCTTTGAGGTTTTCCTTGGTGGCGACTGCGAGCTGGAAACCACTATCCGTGCCTTGAGGTTTATCACCAAGGTGTTGGAGGACGAAGCCAAGGAGGTGTTTGACTAATGTTCACACTGTATTCTGCGGACGTTACCGGCAATCCCGGTAACTGCTCCTATCCCCATAAGCAGGTCGTTTTGGATGAAGCCGGTTTGAAAGCGGCCATTTGCCACGATTATGTATGCGCTGAATATCGCAACAGCTATCGTAACGGTGAGAACTTTATCGGCAGCGACTGCTTGCCGGTGGACTGTGACAATGACCACTCTGAAAATCCGGAAGATTGGATTACGCCAGAGGACGTGATGCAGGCTTTTCCCGGCGTTACCTTCGCTGTTCACTTCAGTCGTTTTAATCAGCGCGAGAAAAACGGCAAGTCTGCAAGGCCAAAGTTCCATGTGCTTTTTCCTATTGCTACCGTAACAGATGCTGGCCTTTACAGTGATATGAAAAAGCTGGTCAATTCCATCTTCCCTTATTTTGATACGCAGGCGCTGGATGCTGCACGCTTCTTTTTCGGAACTGCTACTGCCGAGGTAGCTTTGTATCCGGGGCGCATGAACCTGACCGGGTTTTTGGACGATGACCTGTTCGACGAAGGTCTGCCGGAGGGTCAATACGATTCTTCCATCATCCCGGAGGGCAGCCGTAATGCAACCCTGAGCCGTTTCGCCGGTCGTGTCATCAAGAAATATGGCGATACGGATAAGGCCTACCAGACCTTCCTTGAAGAAGCCGCCAAATGTGAACCGCCTCTCGATAACAGCGAGCTTGGCACTATCTGGCACAGCGCACAGCGTTTTTATGCGCGACTCTCAAGCCAGGAAGGCTATGTGGCACCAGAGGTTTATAATGACCCGTCCTGCTATAAGCCGGGCGACTATTCCGATGTTGGACAGGCTGAGGTGCTGGCGAAGTATTTCTCAAAAGAGCTGCGCTACTCTCCGGCCACTCATTTCATTCGCTACTCTGACCACTACTGGCAGGAATCCGAACCGGGCGCACAGGCTGTTGCACATGAGCTGACCCGTCGCCAATTGAAGGAAGCCGGGAACGACCTGGTCACCGCCTTGGATAAATTAAAGAGCTGCGGTGCACAGGCGATTTTAGATGGTGCCTCAAAGAGCAAGGCCGAACAGCTGATGAATGAAGAACAGCTGCAGGCTTTTCAGGATTTTTCCGCAGCGAAAGCCTATCAGGCCTTTGCAGTCAAGCGCAGGGATTCCAAGAATATCACCTCTACGCTGAAGGAAGCTCATCCGATGCTGGAGATTTCGCCGAGAGATTTGGATGCCGACTGCTTTGCCCTGTGTACGCCGGAAGCCACCTATGACCTGCGCCGTGGCATGGCCGGAGCACGAGAACATTTACCGGAGGACTTCATTACCAAAATCACCTCCGTATCGCCGGGGCAAAAGGGTCAGCAGCTTTGGCTCGATAGTCTTGACCTTATCTTCCAGAACAATCAGGAACTCATCGACTACGTTCAGATGATTTGTGGACTGTCCGCCATCGGCAAGGTTTACGTGGAAGCTCTCATCATTGCCTACGGCGATGGCCGAAATGGTAAATCCACCTTCTGGAATGCCATCTCCAGAGTGCTGGGCCTGTACAGCGGCAACATCTCCGCCGACACCCTGACCGTTGGCTGCCGCAGAAACATCAAACCAGAAATGGCTGAGGTCAAGGGCAAGCGACTGCTGATTGCAGCAGAAATGCAGGAAGGTGCCCGCCTCAATGACTCCACCGTCAAGCAGCTTTGTTCCACCGATGACGTGTTTGCGGAAAAGAAATACAAAGACCCGTTTTCCTTCAAGCCCTGCCACACCCTTGTACTTTATACCAACCATCTGCCTCGTGTCAGCGCCTCCGATGATGGTATCTGGCGTCGTCTTATCGTCATTCCGTTTGGTGCCAAGATTACCGGCAACAGCGACATCAAGAATTATGGCGAGTACCTATATGACAATGCCGGTGATAGTATTCTGGCGTGGGTCATCGAGGGTGCCAAAAAGGTCATCGAACTGGATTACCAGATTCCCGTACCGGCCTGCGTACAAACGGCCATTGATGCCTACCGCAACCAGAATGACTGGTTTGGTCATTTTATGGAGGACTGCTGTGACGTGGATGCGTCCTATAAGGAAAGCTCCTCTGGGCTTTATCAGGCATACCGAAACTACTGCGTGGATACCAATGACTATGTGCGTAACACGGCAGACTTCTATCTTGCCTTGGAGAACGCTGGTTATGAGCGTATCACACAAAATCGCAAGCGTTACTTTAAGGGCCTGCGTTTGACACAGAAAAATGACGTTGAAGAAGATTTTTTGAACTGATTTTCTATAGATGACAAGGTGTATCAAGGTCATATACAAAAATTCTCTTAGGACTATAAGAAAGTCTATAAGAAAAAGTTAGGAAAAGACCATTGATACACCTTGCACCTATTGATTAAAAGCCCTGATGGGAGGACAAGTATGCGAGAAAAAACGATAGAAACCAAATTAACCGTGGCGGTAAAAAGGGCCGGTGGCATTGCAGTAAAGTTCGTGTCTCCGAGTTTCGATGGGATGCCCGACCGCCTTATCTTATTACCTGATGGCGTTATCGCCTTTGTAGAACTCAAGGCACCTGGAAAACGCCCACGTTCCTTACAGGAAGCAAGGCACCGACTGCTGCGCTCCCTGGGTTTTCGTGTTTACGTCATCGACAGCATAGAACAGATTGGAGGGATGCTTCTTGAACTTCAAGCCACATGATTATCAGGCCTTTGCCATCGACTACATTGAAACACATCCCGTAGCTGCTGTGCTGCTAGATATGGGTCTTGGCAAGACGGTCATTTCCCTGACTGCTATCGCTGACCTGTTGTTTGACAGCTTTCTGGCCCACCGCATTCTGGTGGTCGCTCCACTTCGTGTGGCCCGTGATACCTGGCCAGCAGAACTTGAAAAATGGTCACACCTGCAGCACCTGTCTTTTACCGTTGCTGTTGGCAGCGTGAAGGAGCGCCGGGCTGCTTTAATGGCCACAGCTGACATTACCATCATCAACCGCGAAAATCTGCAATGGCTGATAGAGGACAGTGGCTTTCCCTTTGACTACGATATGGTGGTCATCGACGAACTCTCCTCCTTCAAGAATCACCAGTCAAAGCGCTTCCGTTCTCTGATGAAGGTACGGCCCAAGGTCAAACGCATCATTGGCCTGACTGGTACGCCAAGCTCCAATGGCCTGATGGATTTATGGGCTGAGTTCCGGCTGCTGGACATGGGCAAGCGCCTCGGTCGCTTTATTACCGAATACCGCAACAATTACTTTTCACCAGATAAACGAAACGGCATGATTATCTATTCCTATAAACCGCAGCCCTATGCAGAGGAACTTATCTACCGGCAGATTTCGGATATTACGATTTCCATGAAATCCACCGACCACCTGCAGATGCCTGAGCTGATTTCCTCGCAATATGAGGTGAAGCTCTCCGAGGAAGAACGCCTGCGCTATGAGGAGTTGAAAAAAGACCTGATATTGCAGCTTCCAGACGGTGAGGTGACCGCCGCAAATGCAGCTTCTCTTACCGGCAAGTTATCACAGCTGGCCAATGGTGCGATTTATGCCGATACCGGCGACACCATTGAATTTCACGACCGAAAGCTGGATGCGCTGGAGGACATTCTGGAAGCGGCAAACGGCAAACCCGTTCTGGTGGCCTACTGGTTTAAGCATGACCTTGAACGTATCAAGCGCCGCTTCACGGTCAGGGAAATCAAGGATAGCCAGGATATCACCGACTGGAATGCCGGAAAAATCCCGGTAGCAGTTATTCATCCAGCCTCTGCCGGTCATGGCCTGAACCTGCAAGCTGGCGGCTCCACCCTTATCTGGTTTGGGCTGACCTGGTCACTGGAATTGTACCAGCAGACCAACGCCCGATTATGGAGGCAAGGCCAGACCTCCTGTACCGTGGTGATAGAACACATCATCACAAAAGGCACCATCGACGAGCGGATACTAAAGGCTCTCTCCCAAAAGGAGCTGAGCCAGACCGCTTTGATTGATGCCGTAAAAGCCAATCTATGACAGTCCATGCCAATCCGAGGGAAATTAAAAATTCCGGAGGTATCCTATGACAGAAAAAGAATACTTACTACAGGCTCGTTACCTTGACGAGCGTATCAATTCTAAAATCCAGCAAATCGCTTCCTTGAACGAGCTGGCGACCAGATGCACCTCTACCATTTCGGATATGCCAAGAAACCCGAATCACGGTGGCTCCCGTATGGCAGATGCCGTAATCAAGATTATTTCCCTGCAGGAAGAAATCAACGGGGATATTGACGCACTGGTTGAGTTGAAGCATGAAATCATGGGTGTCATCAAAGCAGTTCCCAATGTGGAATACCAGACCTTACTGGAGAAACGCTACCTGTGCTTCATCACCTGGGAGCAGATTGCTGTGGACATGAACTACTCCATGCAGCACATCCACCGCATGCACAGTGCCGCACTAAAAGAAATCACCGTGCCGACAAAGCATGAGAGTTAATGTGATAGAATGAGAGTCCTATCCTATGATATTATTACAATAGCGAAAAGCGAAAATCACAGAGAGCCTTGTGGATCACCAGACCTGCAGGGCTTTTCTTATGCCCGAAGGAGGTGAACACCAATGCCAAGGAAACCCAAACGACCGTGTTCCCATCCCGGCTGCCCTAACCTAACGGACGGTCGCTACTGTCTGGAACACGAGAAGGAAGAGAACAAACGCTACGAACGATACGACCGTGACCCTGCTACCAAGCGACGCTACGGCAGGGCTTGGAAACGCATCCGTGACAGCTATGCTGCTGCCCACCCACTGTGTGAGCAGTGCCTAAAGGACGGACGCTACGTTGCCACCGAAGAGATACATCACAAGCTCCCACTCTCTCAGGGTGGAACGCATGATAGAAGTAATCTCATTGCCCTGTGCAAAAGCTGTCATGCGAAGATTCATGCAGAACACGGTGACCGCTGGCACAACCGGTAGGGGCGGTCTGAATCTCTACGTTGAAGCCGCCGTGGAACGGGCGTGGGCTCTTACGCACAAAGTCGCAAATTCAAACGGGGTATATAGGCCCCAGAAATGGAGGTGTGAAAATGGCTAAGGACGGTACAAACCGTGGTGGTGCCCGTATAGGTGCCGGAGCCAAGAAAAAGCCCTTAGCTGATAAGCTCGCCGAGGGTAATCCGGGCAAACGAGAGTTGACTGTCATCGACTTTGATAATCAATCAGCCGATTTAGAAGGTCAGCCGATGCCCAAACCATCCAGACTATTATCTGCAAAACAAAAGGACGGCAAAAAGCTGCTTGCACCAGGTATCTACAAAAAGACCTGGGAATGGTTACAGGAACGTCACTGCGCTTCGCTGGTCTCCCCAGACCTGCTGGAACGGTATGCCATGAGTGCTGCCCGTTGGATTCAATGCGAGGAAGCCATCTCTGAGTTTGGTTTCTTAGCCAAGCATCCCACAACCGGCAATGCAATCCAATCGCCCTATGTGGCCATGAGTCAGAACTTCATGTCCCAGACCAATCGTCTCTGGATGGAAATCTATCAAATTGTAAAAGAGAATTGTGCCAGCGAGTACAACGGTGCCACTCCTATGGATGACACGATGGAACTTCTGCTGCGTGCACGGAAAGGAAATTGATATGAACATTACTTATAAAACTGCAGAATCTGTCTGCGAGGGGCATCCTGACAAGCTGTGTGACAAAATCGCCGATGCGATTCTGGATGCCTATTTGAGAAAAGATAAAAGTGCTCATGTTGCTGTAGAGGTCATGGCCGTGGGCCGTCGCATCATTATTGGAGGAGAAATCAGTTCTACTGCCAAGGTCAATATTCAGTCGGTAGTCTGGCGCGTGCTGGATGAAGTAGGCATGAACTCCTGGAGACGTTTGCTTCAGGTCTATGTCAGAAAGCAGAGTCCGGACATCGCTTCTGGCGTGAACTACTCGCTGGAAAGTCGCAACGGTGATGACAGCTGGTATTCCTCTATGGGCGCTGGCGACCAGGGGACGGTTTATGGTTATGCCATTGATGAAGGCGGCTACCGCTACCTTCCACTCCCGCTGCTCTTTGCGCACGATATCTGCAAAAAACTGGATGAGTGCCGCAAGTCCGGTCTTGTTCACGACATCCTGCCGGATGGCAAGTCCCAGGTCACCATCGAATATCGTGATGGACAGCCTGCTCGTGTGAAGGCCATCGTGGTCTCTATCCAGCACAAGGAAAACGTACAGCTTGAACAGCTGCGCAGTGAAATCATCTCCAATATCCTATGGCCCGTTTTTGAGAAGTTCCCGTTTGATAAGGATACAGAGATTCTGGTCAATCCTTCCGGTCGCTTCGTGAAGGGTGGCCCGGATGCTGATACTGGTCTCACCGGCAGAAAACTGATGGTCGATAGCTATGGTGGACTTGCTCATCATGGCGGCGGTGCTTTTTCTGGCAAAGACCCGTCGAAGGTTGACCGCTCCGGTGCCTATATGGCTCGCTACATTGCAAAGAACCTCGTATCCTCTCGGCTGGCCAAGGAATGTGAGGTCAGCATCTCCTATGCCATTGGCAAGGCTGACCCGGTGGCCTTCACCGTGAACACCTTCGGTACCAGCAAGTATTCGGATGAGGCTATCCGTAAAGGCTGCCTTGAGATTTTCAACCTGCGTCCGGCAGCCATCCTTGAAAAGCTGTGCCTGCGCAATGCCGATTATGAAAAGACCGCCACCTATGGTCATTTCACCGGCTATAACACTTGGGAGGATTCGCTCTCGCTGAAGGAAGATATCCACTTGGAGGAGGTCGTGAAGAAATATGCAGATTGAAAAGAAAAACGTAAAAGACCTGCTCCCGGCAGAATACAATCCTCGTAAGGATTTGAAACCGGGTGACAAGGAATACGAAAAGCTGAAACGCTCCATCGAGCAATTCGGTTATGTGGAACCCGTCATCTGGAATGAGACCACCGGTCGTGTAGTCGGCGGCCATCAGCGCTTGAAGGTGCTGCAGAACATGGGCATGACCGAGGTGGACTGCGTTATCGTTCAGATGGAGGAAGAAAAAGAGAAAGCCCTGAATGTGGCCCTTAATAAAATCAGCGGTGAGTGGGACAACGACAAGTTAGCCCTTTTGATTGCTGATTTGCAGGGCGCTGACTTTGATGTCTCCCTTACCGGTTTCGAGCCGGAGGAACTGGAAGACTTATTCCGCGAGGATACCAAAAGCGGCATAAAGGACGACGACTTTGATGTGGAGGCTGAGCTGCAAAAGCCCACCTTCTCCAAGGCCGGTGACCTCTGGCTCCTTGGCGACCATCGCCTTGTCTGTGGCGATTCCACGAAGCCCGAAACCTACGAGCTTTTGATGGCTGGCAAGCAGGCCAACCTTGTGGTCACAGACCCACCCTACAACGTCAACTACGAAGGCTCCGCCGGGAAAATCAAGAACGACAACCTGGGCAACGAGGCTTTTTATCAGTTCCTGTTCGACGCCTACACCCAGATGGCCGCTGCAATGGCAGACGACGCCAGCATCTATGTATTCCATGCGGATACCGAGGGACTGAATTTCAGAAAAGCCTTCGTAGACGCAGGTTTCTATCTCTCTGGCTGCTGCATCTGGAAAAAGCAGTCCTTGGTGCTGGGGCGCTCCCCATACCAGTGGATGCACGAGCCGGTGCTGTTTGGCTGGAAGAAAAATGGCAAACATCAGTGGTACACGGGTCGCAAGGAAACCACCATCTGGGAATTTGATAAACCAAAGAAAAATGGTGACCACCCGACCATGAAGCCTATCCCGCTTCTGGCCTATCCGATTATGAATTCCAGCATGAGCAATTCCATCGTACTCGACCCCTTCGGTGGCAGCGGCTCTACACTCATCGCCTGCGAACAGACGAAACGCCTCTGCTGCACCATCGAGCTGGACGAAAAATTCTGCGATGTTATCGTGGAGCGCTACCTTGAACAGGTCGGCTCCTCCGAAAAGGTCTTCGTCATCCGTGACGGTCTGACCTATTCCTACGATGAAATCGCTGTCGTGGCTGAGTAACCGCCTTGGTACTATACACAATCTGGGAGGCACATATTTGTCAGGTTTATTCTTCGAATTGACTTGCTAATATGTGCCTTTAGAGTGATTAATGTAGTACCAAAACAAAGGAGGTACACACCATGAAAGTTACTTACAACGTTACCAACAGAAAGCCTTTTGTAAAGGCCCTTGAGGAAATCACAGGAGCCAAGGCAATCTACAAGAAAACACCAACCTACGCCTACGAGGTGGATTACTTCACTGTCACCAGAGAAGGCAATCTTACCTTCAATGACATGGCTGACCCGGAGGAAATCCGGCAGGTGCTGGCAGCCCTCACCGAGCGCGGCTTCCATTACGAAAGTGCCGAATACGACGAGCCCCAGCCGGAACTTGACTGCGAGGAACCGCTGGAGGATTGCCCTCCGGCCTACGATATTCCGGACGAGGAAACTGGCCTGACGGTCACACTTCCACTGGACAAGGCCGCAGCCGGGAACCTGACAAACCTTCTGGAGGCCAAGGGCACGCTCATCAAGACGGCGCTGAATATCGAAGAAACGCCTATCCTCATCACCGAGGAGACTATTTCCTTCCCTTGGTTCCACAAGCTGCCGGAGCCTGACGAGGTCAAGGCCTACACTCACTTCATCGCAGCCCTTTGCCAGATGAGCAAAAATCAGAAGCGCATTAGCGCCACAGAGAAGCCGGTGGAAAACGAGAAGTACGCCTTCCGCTGCTTTCTACTCCGCCTCGGCTTCATTGGCAACGAGTACAAGGAGGAGCGCAAAATCCTGCTCCGCAACCTGACTGGCTCCGCAGCCTTCAAGTCCGGTACAAAAAAGGAGGTGCCTTCTAATGAGATTTCCGAGTAAAGAGCAGGTCGAACGCCTGCGTCAGCAATATCCAAACGGCACCCGTGTGGGGCTGCTTCAGATGGATGACCTACAGGCACCGCCTATTGGTACTCTTGGCACCGTCTACGGTGTCGATGATACTGGCAGCCTTCTGGTGAACTGGGACAATGGCTCCGGCCTCAACGTAATCTTCGGTGTCGATAGATGTCGAAAGCTGTAAATTACACAGTTTATCGTCACAATCTTTGGTACATATATAGGCCCTAAATGAGTTGCTATTATGTGCTTTTAGAGCGAATATGTACCTACCGAAAGGGTGCGGGTTGCCAGTGGCAACCGTTGGACGCAAAGCGGACAACAGCACCGACCGAGTCGGCAGACGAGACAACAAACACACGGAGGTTACGAACATGAAAGAGATTACCACATTTGAAAACATCGACCGCAGCAAGAGCTTCAAGGAACAGGGCTTAAACGGCACTCTTTACTGGGCTTACCAGAACAGCAAGGAAGCCGGAAACAACCTGATTGACTTTAACGAGGTCATTTGGGATTACGACATCGACCCAATCCTCGAAAATTGCAGAGCACTTGGCATCACCGAGTTCACCATCAGCTCCACCTTTTCAAGCCTCATCACCACCCTGGCAGAATTTGAAAAGCGCGGCTGCCACATGGCCGGGCTCACCCAGGTCAAGGCCCGCTACACCGACTGGCAGACCGGCGAACACGCCAGCATTCCTGCCATCAAGATGACGGTAAAGGAGGCCTAAACCATGTGGAGTGAAGGAACGATTAGAATCCCCGCAGCAGACAGCAAGTACACCGTCGTTCATTACTGGGTCAAGCATTACGAGGAACCCAGCGAGGAATACGGCATCAATGGCGGCAAAATTTCCAAGTTGATGCTGAAGGCAGACGGCAAAATCATCTGCAACTACGATAGGGGCTGGGACATCGAGCCCACCTGCAAGGAAGCCGAGCTTGCGCTTTGCATCCTTTTAAACAATCACAACTAAGAACACCTGGATAACAGAATATCCCAAGTGCGGAGCCTGACGGCTCTGTATCTTGTTACAAAGGCTTGCCGTTGGCAGGTCATTTTTTATGCCCGAAAGGAGGCTGCACCGTTGAGAAAACTGAAAAGCTATAAACCCACACGCTTTATGGCTGCGGACTCCACCTACAACAAACAGATGGCGGATTACGCAGTCAATTTTATTGAGTGCCTCTGTCACACGAAGGGCACCTGGGCCGGAAAGCCCTTCGAGCTTATTGATTGGCAGGAACAAATTATCCGAGACATCTTCGGCACCCTCAAGCCAAACGGCTACCGACAATTTAATACCGCCTATGTGGAAATCCCAAAGAAGATGGGAAAATCCGAGCTGGCCGCTGCGGTGGCCCTGCTGCTTACCTGCGGCGACGGTGAGGAACGCGCTGAGGTATACGGCTGTGCAGCTGACCGCCAGCAGGCGACCATCGTATTTGACGTGGCCGCCGATATGGTGCGTATGTGTTCTGCGCTCAACCGGCGAGTAAAGATACTGACTTCTCAGAAGCGTATCATTTATCAGCCTACCAATAGCTTCTATCAGGTGCTTTCCGCTGAGGCCTACTCCAAGCACGGCTTCAACATTCACGGCGTTGTCTTCGATGAGCTGCACACCCAGCCAAACCGAAAGCTCTTTGATGTTATGACCAAGGGTTCCGGTGACGCCCGTATGCAGCCGCTGTATTTTTTGATTACTACCGCCGGTACCGACACCAACAGCATCTGCTATGAAACGCATCAGAAGGCAAAGGATATTCTGGAGGGCCGTAAGGTGGACTCCACCTTCTATCCGGTCATTTATGGTGCGGATGAAAGCGATGACTGGACTGACCCGGAGGTCTGGAAGAAGGCCAATCCTTCTCTCGGCATCACGGTCGGGATGGATAAGGTAAAGGCAGCCTGCGAATCCGCCCAGCAAAATCCCGGTGAGGAGAATTCCTTCCGGCAGCTGCGACTCAATCAATGGGTCAAGCAGGCAATCCGCTGGATGCCAATGGATAAGTGGGATGCCTGTTCCTTTAAGGTGGATGAGGAAGCCCTGGAGGGCCGGGTCTGCTATGGCGGCCTTGACCTTTCTTCCACTACTGACATTACCGCCTTTGTACTGGTATTCCCACCGGAGGATGAGGACGACAAATATTCCATTCTCCCGTATTTCTGGATACCAGAAGAAACCCTCGACCTGCGTGTGAAGCGAGACCATGTTCCTTATGATGTTTGGGAACGTCAAGGCTTCGTACAAACCACCGAGGGAAATGTTGTGCATTACGGCTACATTGAGAAATTTATTGAAAGCCTCGGTGAGCGTTTTAACATCCGCGAGATTGCCTTTGACCGTTGGGGCGCTGTCCAGATGGTGCAAAATCTGGAGGGTATGGGCTTCACCGTCGTGCCCTTCGGACAGGGCTTTAAGGATATGAGCCCACCTACCAAGGAGCTGATGAAGCTGACCCTGGAACAACGTCTGGCCCACAGTGGGCATCCGGTGCTCCGCTGGATGATGGATAACATCTTCATCCGTACTGACCCGGCTAGCAATATCAAGGCTGACAAGGAAAAATCCACAGAAAAGATTGACGGCGCTGTTGCTACTATCATGGGTCTCGACCGAGCTATCCGCTGTGGCAACGATGCTGGCGCTTCTGTTTATGATGACAGAGGCATTTTGTTTATCTGAAGGGAGTGATTTTATATGAGCATTATTTCTGGTCTGTTCCGGTCAAGGGACAAGCCTACAAACAGCACCTCCGGCAGTGCCTACCGCTTTTTCTTTGGTGGCTCCACCGCTGGCAAACCGGTCAATGAACGCTCGGCGCTGCAGATGACTGCAGTATACGCCTGCGTGCGTATCTTGTCCGAGGCCATCGCCGGACTGCCTGTACATCTATATAAATATCAGGAGGATGGCAGCAAGGAAAAAGCACTGAAGCATTCCTTGTATCGGCTCCTGCACGATGCGCCTAATCCGGAGATGACATCCTTTGTGTTTCGGGAAACCTTGATGACACACCTACTCCTGTGGGGCAATGCCTACGCACAGATTATTCGCAATGGCAAGGGTGAAGTCATCGCCCTGTATCCACTGATGCCCAATCGAATGACTGTCGACCGGGATGACAAGGGCAAGCTCTACTATCAGTACCAGATGCAGGATTCCGATGCACCCACCATGAAAACAGGCACGGTAACGCTAAAGACCACCGATGTGCTGCACATTCCGGGCCTTGGCTTTGATGGCCTCGTCGGTTACTCTCCCATTGCGATGGCCAAAAACGCTATCGGCATGGCGATTGCCTGCGAGGAATACGGTGCAAAGTTCTTTGCAAATGGGGCCACACCGGGCGGTATCCTGGAGCATCCGGGCACGGTAAAAGACCCAGCCAAGGTCAGAGAAAGCTGGAACAGCGCTTTTGGCGGCAGCTCCAATGCAAACAAGGTCGCTGTGCTGGAGGAAGGCATGAAATACACGCCTATCTCCATTTCACCAAACGAGGCACAGTTCTTAGAAACCCGAAAATTTCAGATTGATGAAATCGCTCGAATTTTCCGAGTGCCGCCTCACATGGTCGGCGATTTGGAGAAGTCGAGCTTTTCTAATATTGAGCAGCAATCCTTGGAATTCGTGAAGTACACTCTGGAGCCGTGGATAGTCCGTTGGGAACAATCCATCAACCGGGCACTTCTCTCCGAATCCGAGAAGGCTGCTTATTTTGTGAAGTTCAATGTTGACGGTCTTCTCCGTGGTGATTACCAAAGCCGCATGAATGGCTATGCAACAGCCAGACAGAACGGCTGGATGAGTGCCAATGACATCCGTGAACTTGAAAATCTCGACCGCATCCCCACCGAGCAAGGTGGTGACCTATATCTCATTAACGGCAACATGACCAAGCTGGAGGATGCCGGTATATTTGCAGCGACCACTGCTGCTGGAAAGGAGGAAGATGACCATGAAGAAATTCTGGAAGTGGAAGAATCAAACAGTGACCAATCAGGAGACTCAGGAGGAAACACTGGAGAGGACACTGTTCCTAAACGGCACCATCGCCGAGGACAGCTGGTTTGACGATGATGTCACACCAAAGCTCTTCAAAGACGAGCTGCTCACCGGCAGCGGTGACATTACTGTCTGGATTAACTCTCCGGGCGGTGACTGCGTGGCTGCTGCACAGATTTACAACATGCTGATGGATTACAAGGGCAACGTCACGGTAAAGATTGACGGCATCGCTGCTTCGGCAGCCTCTGTCATTGCAATGGCCGGTACCAAGGTGCTGGTATCTCCCGTGTCCATGCTGATGATTCACAATCCGGCCACTGTGGCTTTTGGTGATTCCGCAGAAATGCAGAAAGCCATCGCCATGCTGGACGAAGTGAAGGAAAGCATCATCAACGCCTATGAAATCAAAACCGGCATGAGCCGTGCCAAGCTCTCTCATCTCATGGATGCAGAGACCTGGATGGATGCACATACGGCTGTTGATATGGGCTTTGCCGATGAAATCCTGATGCGTCCCAGTGACACGCCTGTGGAGAACAAGGCCGACGGCCCGATGCTCTTTTCCCGTGCTGCTGTCACCAATTCCTTACTGGATAAGCTGGCTGCAAAATGTCGTATCCTGTCGAAACCTGTCGAAACCGAGCGTTCCGTTCATTCTCTGATGGAGCGCCTTGACCTTATCAAACAATACAATGATCTCTCGGAATTCTGA